TATTCTCACGAATATTATCCCATAAACCTCTTTTTGAATAAGAGCCATCGGCTCTCTTAATCATTTCTTTCTTTTTCGAATATTTAAGTATTTCTTTTATCATGACCTTTTTATAAATAAAAATACTATTTTTTGTTTTTATTTAATTTGATATTTGCTCTTAATCTAACGCCGCTTTCTGGGTCATATCTAAGTCCATATCTATTCCCTTTTTCTGTTCCATATTCAACATCAAAAGATTTTTTATCTTTTGATAACCCTAAATTTATAGATTTACTCTTTGGTGTGTAATATTCTAAAGATGTTTCTTCTGGATTTGATTGAATGTTTATACCTCTACCAGATTGTGAATTGTATCCAATTCCATAACTATCGTTACTATAGTTTAAGTTTAAATTACTTCCAGATGGAGAAGTATATCCTAAATTGTAATTATTATCTTTTCCATACCCTAAGTTAATTCCCATACCAGATGGAGATGTATAGTTGGCATTAACACCAGTTTGGGGGCTATATCTTCCACTTAATATAGCACCTGCTGGAGATAAATATTTTAAACTTCCTGCTTGATAAAAATTTGGATTTTTTATATCTCTTTCATAAGAACCAGATATATTGCCTAATGATGTAGGTATATTAAATTCACTACCTATAGATAAACTATCATTAATTAATGGATTTGAAAATAAATTTAAATTGCTAATTTTTTCTGGTTTATTTATAAAAAAAGGACTAAGAGCACCATATTTTGCAGGTGCATAAGATAGGTTTTTTAATGAAAGAATATTAATTGGCAATAACATAAAAAAAATATCTTTTTATAAAGTTACTAAATATTTTTTATACAAGAACATCTTTACTTGGAATTGTTGGAATATCTATTATAAATTCTATCCATCCATTGTCTTGATTAACCCATCTTTTTGTTGCCCTAAAGTCTGCTATGTATTTATCTTCTGACATTAAGCTGTCAAATACAGCCTTGATGCAGTTGTCAATATCAGGCTTTGATTGATGTAACTTCATGTGCATTTCTTCTTTTTTGTATTTAGCCCATGATTTAGGAACGGGAAAATAAAATATTATATGTACTCCTTGCTCTGGCAAGATGAATCTTTTTTGTTTAGCTAATGCAAGTATAGAAACTTTATAGTCATTATATTTTTCTAACCTTAACAATCTTTTTAATCCATCGGGTCTAAGTTTTTCTCTAGGTATTCTAAAGAAAACTCTATCTCCTTGAGTTGCCCTAACATTTGTTTGGGGGGTTATATCAAATACTACTTTTTTTATCATTGGAGTTGAATTTTTGCCAATCCCTATCTAACTGTTTCATGATTGTTGTTGTTATGTATCCTGATATGGTTTGACCTTTTTGCCTGGATACAATTTTAACTCTTTCAATAATTTCCTTGTTCAGTCTTACTGTGTTTGTCACATTTGTGTCGTTTTGTAGCATAATGTAGATTTTAATAGATTATTTGTATAAATTGGTATGTACTTCATCGAATTGCTTTAGCCATTCTCTGCATTCTTCTATTCTCTTGTATACCTTTTGGATAAATTCTTCGTTTCTAGGAACGGGAAATCTTAGCACTCTTTCTGTAATTGGAATTTCATCAAAGGTGTAATTGTTCTCCATTCTTTCTATTGCCTTTTTGTATAGAGGGTCTTCTTCAGTTAATGGATTCATGGCGTAAAATATCCTTCTTCTTTCTCCGTTTACTATCTCTTGAGGCATAGATACTAGGCAATATGCTACTTCTGCTTCTTTAGCTCCTGTAAGAGCCATATAACCGTTTACTTGGGCATAATATAATGGATTAAGGGAAGACCCATAATTTGACAATAAGGTGGCAAAATCGTAGCTAGACTTAATGTCTATAATCTTTGACATAATATCGTCTTGCGTTACTATAATGTCAGGTTCTCCAGTTAGATAATCATTTGTAAATCTTTGTTCATTTTTCGAATAAGCCATTCCGTCTATTCGGCTAAGCATCATTATAGATTCTTCTTCTACAAGCTTTCCTTTCTTTGTGTATATGCTTCTTTCTGCACCTCCTAATGGTTCTTTTCCATACTTGTAATAAACATAAACTTCTTTTAAATAGCTTATGCAAGTATCGCTTAGTTTAGCAGGAGCATTCATCTTTGCTATTATCTCTGCTATTGTTGCTTCTTGTTTTTCTGTGCGTTTGGGAAGTCCTTGCAGTCGTTCTAATTCTTGTAATTGTTTTTCTGTTACTACAGAACCTTTGCCTTCTGTCATAATCTTGCCTATGCAAGAACATCTAAATAATGCTTTTGACCAGTCTACGTTACTCATGTTGTTAATTTTTTAGTGGTTAATCGTATTTTTTCCGATATCTGCATGAATTTTTTCCATTATTTCATGCATTTTGGAGAATTTTTTCCATTATAATATCAAAACTTGTATTTTTTGCAAGTTTTGTCAAGTTAATTGCATGATAAACTTGACAGATTTATCGTGCAAAATGTGGTTTATTTCATTCACTAACCCTTATTTTGTTGATAATAACCGACTTTTCATACATTCATCGCAAAATTGCGGCGATAAATAATGCAACTCCCCTATAGCATATAACAATTCTTCCTTATTAAATTCTTTCCCAGTCTTTAATATTTTGCTGCAATCCGAACAAAGGATAGCCAGGTTGCCATTATTGAATTTTAGTATAGCTTTATTTGTTTCCATATTAGTTGACTACAACTTGTAGTTGTCTTAGTTTTGATTCGTATAAATCTTGTAGTTCTGTATTCTTTTTTTGATACACAAGATGCCTCCATGATTTTAAATCTTTAATAGCTTTTGCAGTTATTATGCCATCTGTTATTGCTTTTAGTTCTTCTTCTGGAGTTAGCATATTGTCATCTGATTGTATGGGAAGTTCCAGTTCTTCTGATTCGTTGTTAAGATACTTTCCAAATAATCTACCTAATTGTTTAATAGCGTTTTTAACTGCCATACTTGATGCCTTTGGTGTTGCAAGGGGAAGAAGTTTTGCACTATCTACAATCTCTGTTGCTATGCCTGAAAGCACAAGTGGATAGGGTTTTCCATCAAGATATTTTGTTTCGATTTTTGCAATAATTGTGACAGAAATAGTACCAGATTTGTCACTATGAATAACTGGATTTTCTATTGTTTGTAGTTCGCAAACACCAAATATTCTTCTTACTGCCGCCTCTAATAATTCTAATTTAATAGACTTGTATTTTTCTCCTTTTTTTAAGCGAGAGTCTAATTCAATAAGCCATGAATTAGGAGGATTTTCTGATTGAATAACTTCGTAAGCTTGGCTGATTTTACCTTCTTTTACAAAGGCGTCTATCTTTTGAAAGATAGCTTCTGCATCTTGCATTTGTTCTTTTAGTGTCATAATGGATTTTTTTAGTTCCCACAAATCTACAAAAGTAGATTGTATTATCCAAATATTTTTTTTAACAAGAAAACCCCCAATGTAGAAACACCAGGGGTACACTAAAAAAAACTATCCATGAGATTGTAAAGCTACGAGTTTTTCCCGTTCATTTTTCAAAACGTATTTTTAAATAAAAAACCTATACAACTCTTAGAGGGGGGGACATTGTACGCTAGGAATAGGGGGGCGGCTCTCGGTTTGGGAATTTGTAAACGGCAAAGGGGCGGGAGTTTGTTTTTGGGTTTCGGTTTCGGTTTTTGGTTTTTAAATATGGGATTGAATTTTTAACGGCTTAATTTAAGGCGATTTTATGGGGTTTAATTTGTTGGGCAAGGGGAAGACAAAGGAAAGGCGAATAAAGGGCGTTAAATTGGCTATAAATTCGTTACGGGGGTATTGTGTTGTATGCTAAGGATATTAGTAAGCATTACTAAGGTATTTAGCAAGGGGAAAATGGGGGTTTTTGGCGTTGGTTTGTTTGGTTTGTTTTATTTTGTTTTATTGGGTGGGGGGTTATTGTATGGAACAAGGGGAAAAAGAGAAATGCTAAATTTTTTAGCTTTACTAAACTATTTAGCTAATTGTTAAAATTTTGTTAAAAGTTGTTTACATTGATTGAAAGTAAAAGTATTTACTCTTATCTTTGTTTTTTATCAACACACTAAAAAAACTATCATGAAAAAATTGAAATTCCTTTTTTGCCTCATTCCTGTTTTATCCTTGTTTATTTACTTACTTATTAAAATTATGTTTTTTATTCACTTTGTTTTTTGTAATTAATTAATATTTTAAACACTTTAAATTTTAAACCATGAACACAACACACACAACCACAAAAACCGCAAACAATGTAGATTTCATTGAACTACTTTGCAAGTTTGTAAATTCCCGCCCTTGTTTAGATTTTAACGATTACGGCGATATAAAAATATATAAAGCCGAAAGCCGAGAAATTACAAAAGATAGAGCCGATTTTTATGAACTATTAAACGTAGCCCGTTGGCGTGTTGATAAATTAAATGATAAGATAGGGCAATATTTAACCGCTTCAAATGATAGGTTAACATATAATAACGGGAAATTACAATATATTACCGGTCAATATTACCCTACTGAATACCGCCCCGCCGCTAATCGTGTTATTAAGTCAATTTTATGGAGGGAATTAATGAACGCTAAAAATTCCGACGGTACACCTTATTATGAAACAGGGCATGACATACGCAAGGCATTACGTAATTTACTTAGCCGTAGAGTGTCGAGACTTTATTTTAATTAATCTTTTTATCAAGGGGAAATTTTACCCGTTCCCCTTGCTTATTATTTTTTTTTAACCTTTAATATTTAACACCATGCACACAAACACGCTGACAAAAAAAGAATTAATTAATAGATATAATTATTTAGTGAAAAAACATAATGCAACTTCCAGCGAAAAAAAAGAAAAAAAATATAGGGCTATTTTAAAAAACATAAGAACAATATTGAAAACATTATAAAATATTAAAAATTAACACCATGAACACAAAAAAACAAAATCAATATTTATTTACTTATAATATTTATCATGATAACAAATTAAAGAAAACATTTGAACACCAGCCAAACGACCTTTGTATTTTTGGCTATATGCTAAGGGTACAAAGTAACAGTATAAACCACGCTATAAAATACGAAGGTTGGAAAGTTGAAATAATAAACGAAGAGACAAACAGTATTGAATATATGAAGTCGTATTTTTAATAATCAAGGGGAACAAATAAAACATTTTAAACACTTTAAAAATATTACCATGCAAAAAATAAAAGCAAATTATTTTAAAAAATACGGATACACTCCAAGCGATAACGAAATTTTAAATTTATACACCCAAGGCGAATTAACACTTACTGACAAGCAAGAAAATGAATTAATAAAATATTTTAATTTATAAAAAAATAATATAAAATGAAAGCATACAAATTTAAATATTTAGGAGAAACGGAAACGGCAATAATTGCGAATAATTCAACTTATCAAGGTTCGGAAAGGTACGTAATTGTATTACTTACGGGAGATAAGCAAATAATTTTCGGCAGTAATAGTATTACTAATTGCCTCAATTACATGAAAGAAAAAGAAGAAATAACAATAATTATTTAACCTTTTTAATTTTAATACCATGAACAGCATAATTGAATTAAAGAAAAAAAGCACCTATGAGCTGGAGGAAATTTTAGACTGTTTGGCTAATATTAGAGCTAAATTATATGATTATAGGCACGTAATAAGCGAAAAAGCCGAATTAGTTGAAACAGTGCAAAAACAAATAAATACTATTTGTAGAATATTAGACAAAAGAAATAGTTAATTAACAACTAAAAAAAATAATATTATGACTATTGATAAAATAACACACTACATAGGTAAAAACCTTGTTAAATTTTACGGAAATTTAACCGCAGAGCAACTAAAAACCTGTAAAAACAAATTAATACAGGAATTTAACAGCGAAATAAAACTACCCAACGAAATAATGTTTAAATACACTATTGAATTGGAATACATAAATATATTATTAAGATAATTAATTAAACACTAAAAAATAATATCATGAAAAATACAAACTTTAATTTACTTGCAACTTCGCCAACAATACATGGAATTAATAAAGTTGTTAACGATTATTTTTATAGCAATATAGAAATAAAAGAAAATACAAACATATTTACAGGTAATAAATGCAAAATATTTGACTTATTTAATAGCAAGGGGAAAATTGAAAATTTTATAATAATGCAAGATAAAAAATATAAATTTTTAATAAAATGTAATAATTAATTAACCACTAAAAACAAACTATCATGAACATTAAAACCTTTAAAAACATTGAACAGGCAACGGAGTATATTATTAATACTTGCCTAAAAGTTAATCAATTTAATGAAGTTGTGAGGATATTAGAGGAAAAGTCAGTAATTAAAATTAATAATACTTATATTTTTATTGATGAATTAGAGCTACTTAATTAAAGCTAATATAAAGCTATTTAAAGCCCTTTAATTTATCGGCAAGGGGAAGACCTTGAAAACATTTTCCCCTTGCTTAAATTCAAAATAAAACACATTACAAACCAAAAAATAAAACACCATGCACACATTAACAAAAAAACAGCATAACATATATAAAAAACTTTGCGACCAATACAATAAATCATATTATAATCTTTGCAGTTTTGATAGCTATCTAAGAGGGCAAGTAAATAAAGCCTACGAAAATATAAAAGGATATGACAAAACACTTGAATATTACGAAGACATTAAAGCTGTAAAGATATACGCCGAAAATGATTATTAATAAAGGGAAAATAATATAAATAAAGTTGCAAAATTTTTTTGAATTTAAAGTCAAAGTATTTACCTTTGTTCACACACTAAAAAATAATAACATGAAAAAATCTTTATTTCGCCATTACTTCGGCACTTATTATCATGCCTTACAAACAAATGACTTTCATTATTACGTTAATTACAAAGAATGTGATGAAAATGCGAGTGTAATTATGCTTAATAATCAAGGGGAAGTTATAAGCGACAATTATTTTGCTTACAGCAGTTTAATTGATGATATTGAAAGTAAAAACTACGTAAGAATTTCCCGAACCATAAAAAAAATTATAAACCATATAAACAATTAAACTCATGACCAAAACAAAAGAAAAATTAATGACAGTAAAAAACTTTGCCGACCAATACCCAAGCAAAAGAAATGGAATAGGAGTAAATGTAGGTTATATTTATAAGTTATTGCAACAAGGCAAAAACACTAATTGGGAACTAATTAAAATAGATAACGTACATTTTATAAAAATAAAACAATAACAATATGAATACACTAAAAGACATCCAACAAATTAAAGCCCTTACAATTAAATTAAACAAGGGGAACGCCTCAAATAAATTTGCACTAAAAAACAAAATTAAAAAGCTAAAAAAACAAATTGAGACAAGCCACAAAAAAGAATCATGGCAACAATTTTTAGCACAATAACAACCTTAAAATTTAAAGATATGGAACGTAAATACGAAACAATTATTGACCAAGACGGCATTGAATTAACAGTAACTTATCATGTTGGGGAAGATTTTAAAGGCAATTCAATAGTAGATATTAATAACGTAGAAATAATAATTGCAGGAAGTGGAGTAGATATATTACCCATGCTGAATGAAAGGCAATACAATGTTATTTTAAATTCATTATCAATTTATTAAAAACTAAAAACTATATCATGAAAGTTAAATTTTTATACAACGAAGAAAACGCTGACCTATTTGCTGTTTTCCCTACTGAAATAGTTAAAAACATTTTTGGCAAATTTATGAGCTGTTATTCTACAATAGGTCAACATTCATTATGTTCAGAGGATTATATTAAGGAGTCAAGGGAAGTAGAGCCAGAGTATTATTTCCCCTTGCTAAATGAATTAAAAACAATATACACTAACATTGAAATTATATAATACTATGAATGCACAAGAAAAAGCCTACGAATTATATGAAAGATTCTTAAAAGGATATTCAAGATTATGTGATTATATAGAAGCAAGGGGAAAATCCAAAGAGTGTTGCTTAATGGTATGCGATAATAACATAGAAGAAATAAACACATTTGGGGATTCATTGGAAGGTAATAAATTTATTACTATTCAATATTGGGAAGATGTAAAAAACGAAGTAAAAAACATATAAAAACTAAACATTATGACTGGAAAAGAAAAAGCAAAAGAATTGGTAAACACATTTTTTCAATACACTCAAACAAGACCACAAGCAAGATTGTGTGCAATAGTATGTGTAGAAGAAATGTTGGAAGAAATAAGTAACTATATAGTTATTGAGGATAGGGAACATCTAAATGACTATTATAATGAAGTATTAAAAGAATTAAATAATTTATAAACACTAAAAATTAAAAACTATGCTCTGCAAAAACTACGAAAAATTAGGACACTTTGAGAAAATTGTATTCATTGGAGAACTTATCCATGCTTGTCAATCTGATGATAGTTATTTTAATATGGGAAAATCTATAATAGAATCCGCAAAAAGAATGGGAATATTTGAAGGAGTGGTAATACTTCCCGAAGTAGATAAATTAAAAGAGCAACAAGATGCCGAGAATAACTGATAATATAGCAATAGATTGCCCATTCTTAAAACGTAGTAGCAAATTACTTCCTTGTCAAAAAGAAATGGTTATATATTGGGGAAGTCGTGGCTTAGGTAAAAACAAAATAGCAAAGATGTTTAATGTAAGTAAACGACTTATTCAATTTATTATAAATCCAGATTCACATAAAAGCAATTTAGAAAGAAGAAAAGAACGAGGAGGGAGTAAAATATATTACAAAAAAGAACAGCATACTAAAGCAATAAGAGAGCATCGAGAATATAAAAAAGAAATACTAAAAACTATCAAACATGAAAAAACTTAATAAAAAAGAACAAAAAGCAGAATTAATTATGGCTTTTATATTTATCGTAACAATAATTTATTTCATAATCTAAAAAAACAAAAACATGACAACAGAATTACAACCTATCATTAAAAGAAGAGGTTTATTAAATAACGATTTATTTGGTTTAATCGCAATACATAATGAAGGTAAAGCATCCTATTCATTGGGGGATATAACAAGTTATTGCAAGGGGAAGATGAGTGAGTATCCAAGTAGTTTAAAAAATGCAGTATTTACTCATTTGCCCGATGAAATAGTAATAATGGAAAATGGGAAAGACATAACACTAATAATTCAAAAAACAGATGTTAAAATTGATAAAAAAGATACTGAAATTTAGGGAAGTCAATGGGATAGAAAATGCAATGGAAATGATATTGCAATTAAATTTTATTGAGAATAAATACAAGGCTCTCTAATAAATGAGAGCCTTTTTACTTTCCCTTGATTATTTTAAAATTATTCTTCTGAATATACTTGTATACTTCTTCAGCTAAATAACCACATAACCAAGCTTGTGGCTCTTCCTCTACAATATCTCTATCCTCTGTTACCTTTACTACTGCATGATATATTTCGTGAGCTATGGTATTATGGCTAAGGTAATTTATGTCATATATAAGATAGTAATTATCTATATCTATTGTAAGCAATACCCCTTCTGCTTCCCCTTGAAAAGATTCGTTATGATTAAGCCTCTTATAAATACTATTTACTTCTTCTGTTAATCTATCTGTTATTATTACAATTAAATTACAGTTATAAGTAGATAGCTTAATCTTTTTACTTTTTTTCATCGTGATTTTAAGGTTTGTAAATCTGGTCGTTCTTCATCTACTCTTCTTCCCATTTGTTTAGCATTTATTCTAACGCTATTTTCTCTTCTATACTTTTTACAAAGCGATTCTAATATACTTATTTTTTCTGAAATGGGAAGTCCTTGTAATAATAATTCTATTTTGTTTTTCATAATTGATTGGTTATATTTGCATTGACATAGTTAGTTAATTTTGATAATAAGCGAGCCCTATTTCTATAGGGCTTTATTATTAATGTATCTTCCCCTTGATTATCTGATAATTATGTACATTGTAATCTCCATTAGGTTGAACAAGAATATGAGCAAATCCATGTTGCGAATTACTTGCTATAGGAGAATAGTTTGTTCTAAGCTCACACAAACAACCTTGAGACCAACAACTAACTACATTACCATCTAAATCCATTTCTGAATTTTGAGAAGTTCTATGCAAATGCCCAACTATAACACTTTGCTTTGCTTTCATGTAAGCTCCCCTTGCTGGAGATACAGGGGAAAATATACCCTTAAATATGTGATGCCCATGCGTAATAGATAACTTCCCTGCCTTAACAAGAGTTGAATCATCAAGTATTTTTATTCTTTCTTCATGCAATCTCAATCTTTCTTCTAAATGGAAATAAGGGTCATCCCAAATTTCTGTAACTTTTTGTGCTAAGAATTTCTCCCAGCGGGCACAATGATTCCCTTTTAACCAATATATTTCTGCATTAGGAAATGCTTTCCTTAACTCTACTAAGAATTTCTTTGTCGCATCAAATTCTTCCCTTACACTACGTTTTTTAAGGTCTTTTTCAAATCTACTAACTTGAGCATTATCTATCAAATCTCCATTAATAAATATAGTATTTACATTATGTTCTTTGCCATAATCTAAGGCTATTGTTATTGCATCTATATCATGGTAGGGAATATGTAGGTCTGATATTAAAAGAATATTATTGCATCCAATTGGCAATACGAATGGAGTTCTATCTTGCTTATAACTTTGTGGTAAATTATATGGATTCTTAGGTCTTTCTTCTTCTTTAAAAAACTCGCTTTCTTTTACTTTACTTACTCTATTTTTTTCTCCAATCTTACCTTCTATATATCTTAATGTACTTCTAGCATCTTCTATTGTAGTAAATAAAAGATTGTTTTCTTTGTACATGATTCTAGCTAATTTTAATGTAGGGAAGTCGGGATATTTAGCCCTATACTTTTTAGCTACGTCTGACTTTGTCATTGGGTATTATTAAGGTGTAAAAAACAAATCAGCTTCTTCTTTTCTCCTATTCAAAAGCCCTTGCTTGAACTCCCCATTAGCTGTAATATACTTTGTAGTAAACCACTCTACTATCTTTTCTTTTGGTGCTTTGTTATTTATCAATTCAAACAAGGTACTACTTCCCCCACTATTCCATGTATGAGATACAAGTGCATCAAATTGATTTTGTGTTAGGGGAACTTTTACTTTAGAATTTACTACATTCTCAAACTTTGGAAGAAGATTCATAAGCAGTTTTTCAGCCCTTATTTTAGTTATTTTATCTCCTGGCTTTACTTTTGTACCATCTTCATAAAAAGTGTTACCAAACCCAATTGTGTTTTTTCCTGCTTCGCACACATAGGCATCAAGTTTGCATCCTTCCCATTTTTTTATTAATGCTATTCCTTTATCACCTGTCTTCATTTTTATTAGATTTTTGTGAGCCAAAATAATATGAGAAAATCATTAGCGTTAATGTTTTAATTAAATCAAACAATTGATTATTCTGCTCATCACTTAATAAGTTTATTCTAAATGCTATTACCTTATCTACAATAAAAACCCCAACAAGTGATGCAAAAACTAAAAGTATAAACCTAACTAATACATCTTTAGTTTGATTAATAAATAGTTTATTTACATAATAAACACAATATGAAATAAAACACATTCCTATTAGGACTGCTAATATCATTACCCATACATTAGGATAGCTAAACATTACTTTTTAAATTTAATAACCAATATTAATCCTGCAATAGCTATTAACAACCATATAGAAAACCATAAAGATTTGGTATATTTTTGCTTGTACTTATCAGCTATTGCAACGCTATTTTGTAATTGATATGTAAGGGAAGTCACAGCAGATTCATCAGTAATATTAATAGTATCATGAACAGCAGGGAGTTCTTTTAGAATTTCCCTATACTTATATAATACTTTTGTACAATTCTTTTCTATAAGAACTGTATCCAATCTACATACTGTATCTGTAGTATAAAAATATGCAGTATCTATCTGCTTTATTTTCTTAATAATTGTCTTGTATCTGCTAGAATCAGAACCGCCTTTTTGAGGTTTACAAGGATATAATTCTTTTGATTTTTTGGCTAAAACTTCAGGGAAATTGAGCTGTGCTTTATTTATTTGTTTTTCAGCTTTTTTGGGGGAATAGCAACCTACTAAAAAAAATAGAAATAAAATTGAAAATAATTTTGGCATAACCTAAATGTTTTGTATATTTGTATTAACTTTTTTTTCATAAACATAGGTTAATAGGCGGAGCTTGTTTCTACAAGCTCCTTTTTATTATTATGGTTTACCAGAAACATCATGGTCTTTAACTAAATACCCGAATGCAGCTAACATTCCAGCGAATAGCAATTTACCAATTGTTTCTTTGTTTAAATGGTATCCAGTACCTTCCATAATTGGCTGCAATGCCATTAATACAGCAAGACCAGCTCCTACTAAAGTTGTTTTATAACTTTTCATTTTTTTTACGTTTTGATTTTTTATAATTAATATGTATGGAATATATTCCCGAAAATATAGCTACTAAAGTGGCTAACAATTGTAATACAGGTTGAACAGTAGTAAATGAAATTGCCGCAAAAAAGGCACTTATTACTGATAAGTAAAAATTTCCAAAATCAGGTGTGTGGTTCATTTTATTTCTATTTATATATAAATATACTTATTTTGTTTTAATTATTTTAAGTATTTTTTGTTGTTTTTAATAATTGTTTATCCTTAGCAAATATATATATTAAATTAAAATGAGAAAAAGATTTTTTAAGGTGATTGAAAACTAATTTTATACCATGCATCTCCTACTGCTACATATGTTGAGCTTGTTCCTAATTGTTGAACTGTTATTTCAGTTAAATTTGCATTTACAATTTTAGATTTATCACAATTACTTGGAGCTAATGATTCTATTGCTTGGTTATATACATCAGTTTCAGCAATGTTTATCAATGTTATTTTAGAACCTTGCATGTTACATGGAGCAGGAAAATATATTGTACCCTCACTTTGCGATGTTATTAAATATGTTCCATTTGAATGAATATAATAACTTCCCAATGTAGCCATATCTAAAGTAACTGCTGGTTCTGGAAGGGAAGTAATGGTTCTCCAATTACCATTATTATTTTCATCTACTTCTGCTAAAAATTCAACTGTTTCTCCTGGTCCTATATTTGTAACTGGTATATTTGTTCCTCTATAAAATATGTTATTACCTGCTAATTGTATTGCTCCTGTTTTGTTATTATCTATAACTTTATTTGTAATAACCATTCTTTGTCCATTACTTAAACATCCATTTGATGCGTCAGGGAAGTGAAGCAACATTGAATATGTATCATCTCTTAAATTTATTACTTCATAATTATCTGGATTAGTTAAGTATACTTCATTTGAATCTTCTGAATTTATTATTATTGGAAGATTAGCATTCATAAAATAACCATCTTTATTTGGTAAACTATATTTATGATTTGCATCTATACAATTATAATCTATTCTTGCATTAACAATATTTTCTGCTGATTTTGAAAAAACAACTTGATTATTATCAGATGCCGATGCTTCTTGACCAAATAAATTTACATTTGAAAATATATTTCCTTGTCCAGCATAAGGTCCAAATGCATTTACACTACTTCCAGAATTTCCTTGTGCAGCATAAGGTCCAAATGCATTTACACTACTTCCAGAATTTCCTTGTGCAGTAGAACCTCCAAATGCATTTACAGCACTTCCAGAATTACTTTGTGCAGCTCCTCCTCCAAATGCATTTACATCATTTCCAATATTATTATTTGCTCCTCCCATTGCATTTACATGGTTTCCATTATTACCATAAGCTGAGCCTGTTCCTATTGCATTTACATCATTTCCAGAATTATTTTTTGCTGCTTCTAATCCAAATGCATTTACATAATTTCCAGTATTACCACTTCCTGCATCTGTTCCTTGATAATTTCTTTCATTAATTAAAGAATGTCCAATATTCAATACACTTTGTAAATCTTGACTTCCCCCACCTCCTAATACTGGAGTTATAGATAATGTAACAGAAGCTCCTTTTTCTTCTTCTAATAATACCTTGTTTTCTCCTGGTTTAATACATATTAATGCTAAATTATCTCTTAATTCTGCATGTGTCCAATTATATTCAATAGTATCTCCAATATTTATGCTTAAAATATTATTATAAGTAAGTACTGCAAAACCATCTATCCATTTTATTGCTTTTATTGCATCTCGAATAACATGTCCATTTTTTTTCATCCAAACACTTGCATCATAAGGTCCTCTATCTTCACTTCCCCAAAATTGAACTGAAATTTGAAAATTAAATAATCCAGTACTATCTGCAATTATTTCTCCTTTTGAGCCACTTCTTATATGAAATCCATTAGCAATAGCTGTGTCTTTTATTTCTAATAGAATAGATTGTCCTGTGGTACTACTATCAGTACATTGCTCTGATTTATCAAAAAAATAACCATAACTTGAAATGCCTCCACCTCCACCACTTCCTATACTATCTTTTATTGCTCTTCTAATCCCATTAATAGTAAATATTATTGAATCTTTACCAGGCGTTCTGTAAATCGTATCAACAGCCCTTGTAACTGTTCCACTTCCCCCAGTACTAGTTTTATATCCTAATTGTCCACTTGCACTATCATAAGCTAATACATAATTATAATTAGTTTTAGGCAATCCTTTAAAATTAATTCCATCAGCACCATTAACTGTTAATGCAGAATTTGGATTTGTTCCTGCATTAATACTTAATCTATTATTACTTGATTTCCAAAAAAGGCTATCTCCTACTGCAACATTTCCATTATTAAATATTGTTAATTTACTAGTTCCTCCATCTGGAATATCTCCATTCGTATAAAAATAATGATTCCCCCCATAAGCTACCCAATAATTACTACCATTATAATCTGAACGCCACTTCCCTACTGGACCACCACCTATTTCTGAATAAATAGCAGTTGCACCATTAAAATCATTATTTTGCAATTGTATTTGTGCATTTGAACTTCCATAACTATTTTGAATAGTAGTAAATGTATCACCAACACATAATTTAGAATAAGAACTACTTACGTCTCCAAGAAAAAGATTTGAGCCATTATATAAAAATTTGGCATCACCTCCAAAAGTTCCACTATTATTATATTGTAATGAATAATTTTGACCTGCTGGTTTACCAACACTATCTTTCATTGCTCTTCTTGTTCCATTAATTGTATATATTATTGAATCCTTACCAGGTATTCTGTAAATCGTATCAACCGCTTTTGTAACCGTTCCACTTCCCCCAGTACTAGTTTTATATCCTAATTGTCCACTTGCACTATCATAAGCTAATACATAATTATAATTAGTTTTAGGCAATCCTTTAAAATTAATTCCATCAGCACCATTAACTGTTAATGCAGAATTTGGATTTGTTCCTGCATTAATACTTAATCTATTATTACTTGATTTCCAAAAAAGGCTATCTCCTATTGCAACATCTCCATTATTAATTATCTCTAATCCTAATTTAGGTGCAATCTCTGATTCTCCATAATCTGACTGAGTCAAAAAATAATGATTACCAGCATAAGCTACCAAATAACTATTACCAAAATAATCTGAACGCCATTTCGCTGAATTAAGATTATTTATTGATGAAAAAATAGTATTTTGTCCATAATTAACATTATTTAACCAAATATTTGCATTTGGAATATTATCATTATTATTAAAAACGCTATGAAATGTATCATTTATAACTAATTTTGAATACAAAGATGGTGGATTTCCAATACCTAATGAATTTCCATTATATATTAAATTTGCATCTCCTCCAAAATTTCCATTATTATTATATTGCAATGAATTAGTTGGTCCTCCTGGAGTGCCGCTTCCACCTACTCCTAAACTATCTTTTATTGCTCTTCTAATCCCATTAATAGTAAATATTATTGAATCTTTACCAGGCGTTCTGTAAATCGTATCAACAGCCCTTGTAACTGTTCCTGCTCCACCTGAACTATCTTTAATTGCATATCTATTGCTATTTACATAAAATATTATAGAATCCTTTCCTGGTATTCTTGTGATGCTATTTACAAATTTATTTGTAGTATCAACTTTTCTTAAATAAGGAGACAACATTGATGATGTATCTGAAACATTCACTTTCAAATTAATCCTGTTAGACAAAGAAACAGTATCCACCTTTCTTAAATATGAAGATAACATAGATGAGGTATCAGAAATATTAACCTTTAAGTTAATCCTATTAGAAAGAGTAGCAGTATCTATTTTTCTTAGATATTTTGATAGCATGACTGATGTATCTAATATCCTAACATATTTACCACTCAATCCAGAAACTGATGTATCAACTTTTATTGTTCCTGTGGTTGTTATTGGATTTGGAGAATTTGAAATTCCATATCCTTGACTTATGCTTGTTACAGTACCTGATATTCCTCCAGATTGTGCAAATATTAACCATTTTGTAGCATTTGCATTTCTAACATAAACTTGGTCTCCAGCTCTTATAATATTACCAGGATAGTTTTTTATATAGGTAGATTTATTAGCAGCATTTGTATCTGTAAAAGATGGTATTATTAAAGAGCTATCTGCTTTAAGACCTCCCTTAGATAATACTAATGTTTGAGGAGAACCAAGTATTTGAGTTACTGGGTATGTTTGGGAAAATGTGATAGCAAAACTAAAAGCTAATAAAATTAATAATATTATTTTTTTCATATTTTTTATATAAATGGATATAATTGAAATAATTCTCCTTCACTAGCTATTGGATAACAAATGAAAACTCCTGTATCTTTATTCCAAGAAAAATAAGAACCTCCATTATTTAAAATTGATTGAGATATTCCATTTCTTATAAATAACAAGTTAAACCCTATGAAAGAATTTACTACAGCAGAACTACTATTAGTGGGAATTAATGATGTAGAAGATACTATAAATTCAATAGGAGTAGGAACAGACATAGGATACGTTATAGAAGAAATCAATCCTCCATATTGATTTATTAAATTAGCAGCCTCTAATCCATATTTTCCACATAAAGCATTCAAATAATTTGAGGTAGAAGTTGCATTCAAATTAACTTCATTTTTTCCCCCTGCAAATGGGGTTATTGTATAGCCAAAACTTGCATTAGATATTCCAAGATATATAGATATCCCATTCATTGATTGACCTCTTCCTGATGGAGCAGTTATAGTAAAAGTATTAGTATTTATTGGCTCAACCCCTGGATTATATCCATAATTATTATCGCTATTATTTATACCTGTCCATAAGGCATAAGCTATATCATTAACGCTAGCATTCTGCCCAATAGAATTAGCATTTCCTAAAAGAATAACCCCTAATATTGGGTCATCTACATAGACATTTATATAGTTAATAAATACATTACCATTCCCAGATGTAATTGTTATAGTAGAAGTAGCGTTTGCTGGAAGGGTTTCATTATTATTAGCCCATTCTACGCTTTTTCTTATATTATATATTTTTTGGGGAAGAAGTAAATCAATACCACCTCCATAAAGACCTTTTTTTTGGATATCATCTTGGATTAAGTATTGACTTATTTTAGCTACTTTAATTATATCTTCTGGTGTATTCATTAGCTATTTGTATTAAAATAATATTGCGAATTTAATCTAAGTTCTGTTGCTTTATCATAACATTTTTGTGCATTATAACTGTCGCTAGCTAATGCTATTGCTTGATTTCCAGAATCTATCAAAATTCTTAATTCATTTTTATGCTCAAAAAATCCATTATCATTTATAAGTAATGGATTTCCTGTAAGCATTTGAGTCATTTGATAATCGAATGACTCATTATATAATGTATATCCTATAAGAGATGTTTTTACATATAGCACTACATTTGATGAATTTAACCATTCAACTCTTACATATAAAGCATAATCTTTATCTAGGACATCAAAAGATACTGACATTGCTCCTGCTTCCCAAACTTCGTAACTAGTAGTAGTTCCCTCTTGTACTAAATAAGTATTTTGTGATGTGATGAAATATACTCTACGACTAGCTATTGTTTGAGAAGGAGTTCCTGTTGAGGTATCTGTTATATTTATATAACTGGGAAGTCCTACTGTTTGAGATGTTGCAAAGTTTTGAGTAAATGGCATGCTATATTATTTTAATTTTTATTTGGATTTTAAAAAGGGCGATAATACGAAGGTATCCAATCTGCCGTATAACCAATCCAAATCAAAAAAGTTATTGTTTATTTAATTCTTTTATCTTTTTATATACTGTGTCAGCTTTTTCTCCTCCTGTCTGCAAGTATTCTGCAAGTTTTTCAACTTCATTTTTGTCGCCAGAGGGAGAAAGTACCGTAATTGTCTGTTTATTTCCAGCCCAAACAAATTTATATTCCGCTTGGTCAAATTCAATAACTCTTTTAGTCATAGCTTGTTTAACAGTAGCTCTATATTCTATTGTTTTGCCAGCAACTAAATCATTAAAGAACTCTGGGTTTGTATCTGCTAATTCTTCTACTTTATTTCTAAGAACTAATATATTTTCTGTACTATCCCAAAGCATCGCATCTGCAAAATTCACTATATCCTTATCCTTCATATCCATTGTGGCATTTAATGCTTTAAGCCTTGCACTTCTTTCAGATTTAGAATCTTGAGCAGCTTTAACTTCATCTATCCTTGAAACAATTGGATGCTTACTTGGGTCAGCGAACATACCATTTAATAACTTAGGATGCAATTCAAGATACATTGCTTTATACCATCCTTCTCCTCCTTCTGTTAAATCTAAATCCAATATTCCTCTTTCTGATGCTGTTATTCTTATTTTCCCAAATCTATTTGGTATTCCTTTTTCATCTACATCTTCAACTAACGCAATCTTTTTAGATTTTGTTTTTCCTTTTTCTTCATATTGGTCTAATATATCAAAAACACAAGGGTCTAAAGTGTATGAATTTGGATATATTATAGTTCCATTATATTTTTCTGGGTCAGGATTAGGTTTACTTACATCAAATTTATACCTAACTCTTTTGCCAAAGCTTTGTAATTTTTCGTATAACTCATCTCTTAATTTAGGAGATAGGTTATTGTAATGAGCAATTTGTTCTAATGACATTTTGATTGATTTTTGATTGGTTATTAAAATAGGGAAGTAGTGATTTCACTACTTCCCCTTGATTTATCGTAATTAAACGATACGGTATTTTTGGAAGTGCTTCACAGCAAGACACTCAAGACCTTGACCTGTTTCCCAGTCAGTATGCAATTGCATAGTGCTATTTGTAGGAATTTCAGCCAAAGCTCCTGTTCTCCACTCTGTTACGATACCGTTAGCTGATTTATTAGCTGCGTTACCCATAAATGGAGTAGGAGTGTGACGGATTTGCATACGAGGCTGACGACCATTATCAACTGTATCTACTTGGTCTTTAGGAACAAAGTATAATGAACCATTAACATCTGCTCTTAAAGTTGTAGAGAATAATTGTGGATGGTCGAAGATAGGAACATGAACGAAATCAAATTCGTATCCACCATAAGAAAGGTGCTCAACTTCAAAATCCAAAGTCTTACCATCGATATTCAAACGAACTGATGTTACACCAGATGAACCAAGATTCTTCAAGAACTTGCTGATGATACGATAAGCTTTAGAACCCATGAATACCATTTGGTCTGTAGGTGCTTTATTAGCGATAAAGTTATCGATAATAGCATCTAATTCAGTGAATCCAAAAGTACCCAATACAGCAGCTTGGTCAGTAATACCATAAGTAGTTACATACCAGTCAAGACCACCTGTAGTTTGGATAGGCAATCCTGAACTTGGGTCAGCTAAGAATGGGTTAGAATCATTGAACAAAGTGCTTGATTGAGCACCAGCCAACATTTGAACAGAGATATCTCCTTGAAGCTTGATGTACTTTTGTACTGTTTGGTAAGGGAGAATGTGATAGTCGCCACCTACGTTAACTTCAATTTTAGCCACTTTCTGAATATCAGAAATCTCATCTACTTCTCTGAAGATTTGAATTAAGTTATAGTACTTAGTTAAACCATATCTACGATTTGTAGGAGCATCTGATTTTTCAGCAAATGCATTAGAAGAGAAAGCAACTTTATCTCCAACTGTAGCATAGAAAGCAGCAGAGTTACCACCTACTGAACGAACAGTTAAAGTAGCAGTACCAGAACCAAAAGATACGGTTTGGATACGAGCTTGTTTAGCACCTGTAGCTGTATTGTTGTTAGCATTTGATGTCATAATCAAATCTCCAACACGAGGGAATGTAGATGCTGTGTTGATTGTGAATTGAATTTGAGCCAAACCTGTAGAGCTTACAGAGCTAATTGTTCCAACTTCATAAACATCGTTATTAACGAAGTTATGGTAGTTAAACATTGTTGCAGGTTTGTAGCGATTTACCATTTTCATGATGTCGGTAAACGCTTTATCACGACTTTGGTCGTAAATGTTAGGGTCAATATCCCTTTGGTCAAGAAAGTCGATTGCAGATACATACGACTTAATCATTGTTCCTTGTGTAACTGGCATTGTTTTAAAATTAAATTGAGTTAATAAAATTGTTATTTTTTAAACTATACCAACCTTCCGTTTTTAGCCATCCATTCAGCAGGGCTTTTAGGCTCTGTAGCTGGCTTAGATGGAGCTGAACCTCCTATTGGACTTGGGTTATCTAAAGAATCAATTGTCGCTTTACCTCCAAGAGATTTGTAATGTTTTGCCATTTCTCTTAGGAAGCCTTTATGGTCTTCAAGTATTGCAGATATTAGTAATTGCTTTTCTATGTTGGGAACAAATTGCTCATTCCCGTTGGCATCTTTTTGTACTTCAAAGAGTTTATTTGACCAAGCATTACTATCAAATAGATTATTTACAACGCTATTGGGGTCTGTCAATGAGTAATTGAATTTTTCATCCCCTTCGCCTATAGATAATCTTTTGTTTTGCATCATATCTTGCGTTAATTGGCTACCCAAGACATTGTTCTTGTAGTTTTCAAATTCTTGCTGTGCTCTTTCTTCTGAATCATCAGTTTTTTGAGTATATTGGGGAAGAAGATATTCTTGTTGTTTTTGAACAAGTTTATCTCTGTACATTTCAGCTTTTGCATCAAGCAATAACTTTCCTTCTTCTTGTAAATCTTCATCCATAGAATCAAGGTTGTACTTTTCGATAACTTCTTTTCTAAACAGAACATCTAATTGTTTTTCGGTAGCTTTTGGATACTCTTCACGAAGTTGATGTCGCATCACATCTTCGGCTGGCATCTTGCTATAATCCGTTGTCATTTCTTTTAGATATTCTTTAATCCCATCCCCATTAGTTTTCCAAGTGTTAAGAAATTTAGCCATTTTAGGGTCAATTTCTTTAAGGTCACTTAGTAAACTTACAGCATCTTCATTGAAACCAAGTTCCTTTAAGATTGCTTCAGGTTGTTGTTGTCTAAGAACTTCTTGCCATTGAGTAGTTTGCACTTCCTCTTTAGCTATTTTGGGAACTTCTGGCTCAACTTTTGATTCAATGCTTTCTTTTGTTGGCTCAACAGGAGTCGGCTCTTGAACTTTAGTTTCGCTTTTTGGTTCTGACTTTTTTGTCACACTAGGTACTACTGGGCTATTTTCGTGGCTCATTTTCCCTTGCTTTGCCATTAATGATGCTATACTTTCAGGTTCTCCGCCTCCTTGATTAGCTCCTTCTGGCTCTGCTTCATAGAACTTTTTAATATTCATTTTGATTTGGTTTTAAGATTGGTTAAGTAAAATTATATTTTTTTATTATCACAAACAATTATTTTTTTATAAAAATATCTGTGTTTAAAATATTATGCTTTTTAGCTTTTGCATCATCATCATAATAGGTCATTGCTAAATCCATGTGTCTATTAGCAGAAACCTCGATTTCCCCCTTGTTTACCATATTGCTCAATATTTCCTTTATATTCTTATTAACAGATATATCATCTGACATTTTTAAAGTATAAATAGAAATAAGTAAATCGTTGATTTTTTTATAATCGTTACTAGCTAAAGATAATATTTTTTCTTCTAATGTTTGTTCTTTAGATTCTAAAACAATATCTTCTTTTTTCTCTTCTACAATTGCTTCATTTTCTAATATAGTTTCTTCAGATGTGCTATTTTCTAATTCAGAAACAAGGGGAGATTCTAATATTGGTTCTTCAGTTACTTTTGTTTTTTTTGCTTTTGCCATTTTATTTTGTTTTTTGATTTGCGATTTTTTGTTTTTCTATAGATGAATTACCCATTATCATGTGAGAATTTAATTTAGAATCTCCTGTTTCTTGAGCCACAGCAATTTTAGTTTGACTATTTTGCATTGCTATTCTTTCCATAGATTCTATTTTCATCCTTTCTTTTTCTAATTCTGCTTGAATACGCATTTGTTCTTTTTGCAATTCAAACTGATACTGCATTTGCATTTGTTGCTGTTGCATTTGCTGTGCTGCCATTGCAGTTTGTTGCTGCCCTTCATTATTGGCTTGAATCTTTTCTAATTCTTGTTGTTGTATTTTTTCTTTAGCTTTTTTCACTCTGTGTGCCCATATCATTTGAGCTTGTTTAACATTCTTTGTGTTCACAAGCAATACGGCATCAGATGTGTCTAATAACCCATTTTGAATATCAACTTGCATTTGTTGTAATAGCCATGCTTTTTCATCATTACTTGTTCTTCTTTCCAATTCAATGCCATAATCTCTAAGTGCAATATCTGGAGCTATCTCCATAAATTTAAGAGTGTTAGAATTTAATGCAGGAGCATAGCCTGATACCATTCCTCCTTTTTTGATTCCTTGTTGCATTCTGCAAAGGCAATCTTCTGCAAGTCTAAGTGTTATATCTTCCTCTGCAAATGCCATTGGATAAAGAGCATCACTTGTACTTTGTTCTGCCATTTGATATCCAGGAACAAGAGTTTTTGGATTTGGATTTCCAGAAGTAACATCATTGTATCCTGTTATTCTTTCTATCATAGAAATGCTGTTAACTAAGTCCTGATAAAACATAGCTAATTCGCTTGCTGCTGTATTTTCAATGGGTATTACGGGTTTCCAGTTGGGAGATTGCGGCTCTCCTGCTTCTGTTACACTTCTTCCCACTAGTATACCTGTTTCAAAGAACATTTGTAATAACTCTTTTGGTTGCATATTAGCACCCCCTTTATTAAGTGCTACTTTCTCTAATGAGTCAAGGTCTATCCACCATCCAGAAGGTACAGCTCTATTTTTAAAGTTTTGTATTTTAAGAATGGTTAATTGATAATCATCAATGTAGGGAATAAGTCGTTCCATATATGATTGCCCCTTCATTTCATAGAAGTTATAAGCACAGAAATTATATGATAATCTCGCTTTTGTTTTTTTCTTTGGGTCATTACTTCTTTTTTGGTCATAAGCCATCCCCCAGTCGTAACACTTATCTGTTCCTATAATCCACTTGCATTTATATACATATTGGATTCTTTTTCTTTTATACTTTTCTGACTTCTTCCCTCTATTAAAATCAGCTTTTCTAAAATCAACATTCCCATTTTCATCTACTGCTTCTCTATATACGTTTTCATTATAAGTATAAAACTCTAAATCTAAAACCTTACACTTAAATCTATCGTAGCTTTTAAACCATCCAGTTCCTTTTCCTAATTGAGCAGGATTTCCAAATTTACCTGCAATAGAACCTGCAAATTCTTGCAATTCTTCATCGGTAAACATTGCATTACCATCTTTATCTTTTATTGTTCCCAATTCAACAAGAGAAACATCTATGACTTCCCCAGCATGAACAATATCACTAAATGTTCCATTTTTACAATAGCTTGTAACTACACATTCTGGATTAACTCTTCTATAATAAACCTTATTGTCATCTCCTAACCAATCCTTATATCCTGCTACTCCATAATCAAACAAATCTTCAAATATTTGCCTTCTTTGTGCTTTGTAGTTATTTTGATAAAATGCTAATTCTATTGCTTGTTCTGCATCTTTACTTCTTATGAATTGCTCATCCATATCCAATCTCATTTCTAACTCTTCTAAATCAGAAGGTTCATTTGGATTTAATGCTAATGCAGGATGATTTGCAAGCTCTGGATTTTGCTTTTGTAATTGTTCCCTCATAATCAATTTAATTCTTAATTGATTATAATAATCTTCTCTTTCATCTTTAGCCAACATATCTATTGGAGTACAAATCAATCCAAAGTCATCTTTCATTAATCTACTTATAGCCTTATCTCTATAAGAACTAACAACTGCTCTAGCAGTCCAATCTACAGATAACCAAGTATGATTTGTTTGTGCATCAACGCCTAATAATTTTTTATATGGGGATATTGGCTGTTTGCCCAAAGCATACATTCTGAACTTTTCATAGTCGCCATTATTGTTAGCAAATATTCCCTTTGGATACGCATATGTAAAATCGTAATATACCGCTTTTGCATATTGCATACACCATTCAGCATCTTTCTTTTCAGGTGCTATATTGTGGTCTGGATAAGGGTAGGAACTTCCAATTCCCATTTGAGTATATCTCATATTTAAGCTATTGTATAAGGTATTATAAATTCAACGTTTTTCTTTCTTTGTTCTTCTTTTATGTATCTTTTTTGTTTTGCTGCTATTAAAGCAAATCCACTTGCCATCGCCTCATCATACTTTTGAGTATTTCCCACCTCGAATCCAAGCCATCCTGCTGTTTCTTCTATAAGGGATTTAAAATATACTTTGTGTATGTTCTTTTCAATGTACGCTTCCGTAAAGTCGCATATCATTTGTGTGGTCTTACCTGCCCCATCAGTATATATGCCAGGTTCTACTTCTTTTGGCAACCACATTAAGAATCCTCCACATTTATTATAATTAAAGTACTTTTTCCATCCTTCTACGTTTCTTTCAAAAAGAACTTGTGTGCCACAATACCAAGCCATTTTTAATACTGATTCATATTGTAAATCAGTAGTTAATGGTCTATCTACATATTTCATCACAAACATATCATTAAATTCTGAATTTTCATCAGATAAATCTTCTAATTGATATGCATAAGCTGCACAATTTGACTTTCTATTGTCTTTTGTCTTATCGTATTTAAAAGGGTCGCATCCTATTCTTATTGCATATTTGCCGCCAGGGGAAAATGAGCCATTGCTTTCATATACATTATTAGATTCTTTTGGTTTCCATCCTTTTACTTTTTCGTACTTTCCATTTTCATTTGGAATCCATATTACTTTACTTGGTTTTATTCCTATGAGTTCCCCTTGACTATTAAGTTCTTCTTTATAAATTTCATGTCCATCTTCCCATACTAAATTACCTCTTTCTGTTAGTTCATTATAACTTAAAAAATCTAATTGTTGATTTAGTTTAAATGAGTTGTAAAGGGAAGATGCAATAGCAGATTGAAACATTTCTTTCTCATCAAAAGGATTCATACGAATCTCTTCCTCAAGCAATGTTCCTTCTAATCCAACTCTTTTATTAATCAAATATTGCTTTGCTCCTAACTTCACGTCTTCCTCTGTCAAATCCCCAAGACCAAGAAAATTTTCTACTAAATATTTGTATTGTTCTTCTGTAGGTTCATTTATAACACTAATCCCGTACTTATCTATAAAACCCATAAATCCATCATAAGCTGGGCTAAAATATCTTACAAGTCTACTAGGAGTTCTACCATTACTATGGTCTGCTTTATCCCACAATAATTTATATTGCTCTCCACCTCCCTTAGTCATATCGTTCATAGTTGATGGCAGTTCCATAAAACCAACTCTTTTAACCCCTTTTACCATCGTTTTGCTTACAATAGATATAAATTCAGAGAAGGGAACTTCTGGGGGGAATTTTCCACCCTCATCAAAGAGTCCCCGACTAAGTCTACCCGAATCATAGGCGTTTTTACCAGGAGCACGATAATCGACTTTAGACCTGTGTCCTGTATCTGAATCTATAGCACTCCCTTTTGACCCTTTTACTTCTACTGATTTATGGGCAAATACCAATTCGCTTACAGAATCTTTATTGTTAAGTTGCTTTGGTTTTAAAAATACTGGCAATTGTCTATATCCAAAAGCAACAAGATTTGTAAATGTATTTTTGGCATCTATTTGTGTTTTGCTTGTTAATCCACAAAAACTATTTTTAAAGAAAACGCATTCATATACTAAATTAGATGTGCCTATAGATGTTTGCCCTTGCCTTCTTTTTTTACCTATCATTATTCCTAAACACCAAGGAGTATTTTCCCAGTAATTCAAATAAAGAAAATATCTTCTATCTAAATCTCTATAATCGGGATATATATCATCTTCAAGTTTCCACCATTGTAAATAAAAGTAATTTTTCCCTGTTATATAAGTAGGAATGCCTCTATTCATAAACCAAAATCCATCTTTGCATCTTCTAACTTCTTCTAAAGCATATTCTCTTTGTTTGCTATCTAATAAAGCATTTCCATCTTTATCATATTCAACTTGCTCTAAATAAGATGGCAATTCCCTTCTTCTCCAATATTGCTCTAATGGATTTTCTGTTCCCCAGTTTTCAATATTTTCTATTGATGGCTGTTCGGGAAGTTCTATTATTGTATGATATATTTCTATTTTATCCCCCATTATGGATATTAAGCCAATTCTTTAAGTTTTTTATCAATAATCATATTGATATTGGGATTATTTTTTTCTGACTCCATTGTTGCCAATAAGTCGCCGTAGAAGCCTACTGCTGTTCTTTGGGTTTCAAGGAAAAATAAAAGATGCTGACCTACTTCTGCATATTCTTCTTCTTCTTCGTTATACATTTCACGATAGTATTTTAATAGGTCTAGTTCGTTGTCGTAAGCCATTTGTATTGCTTCTTTAAGGGAAGTCGCTGAATCCGTTTCAGGCACAAGCGTAGGCAATTTAGGAAGTATACCTTCATCATTCAAGAAGCTAATATGCTTTTGATAATGCCCTATCTCTTCTTCCCGTTCAACAATAAAATAATCATAAGCACCAAAATACCCTAGCATTTGCATTTTATTTGCTAGCATGCTATATAGATAGAAATGCCCTAATTCAAATTTTAATGCAGATTCAAACTTTTTAATACAGCCTGCATTTAATAATGCTTGTTTCATTTTATATTATTTTTTTATAAAGTTAAGAAATTATCTTCTTGATTCAGCTATTGTTTCTACAAAAGGCTTCTTTTCTACATCTTTTTTCTCATCTCCTGTTATACCTGCATTCTCTCCTAATGCTTTTACTGCTGCTGCTATTTCTGATGCTCCAGTCCAAATAACCTTTAGTCTTTCAAATGCCTTTGATTTAGGGTCATCTATATCTAATGTTTTTAGGTCGTTAGCATTTAAAACTTCAGCCATTTCGTTTGCTTTTCTGTTTAGACTATAATACAGTTTAGCTACTCCGTTTTCTTCGTACTTTCTTAGTTGTGCTTCTAGTTGTTCTATTTTTCTTGATTCGGTCATATTTATATGTTTGATTTGGTTATTATTTGCAAGGGGAAGATATATTACTCTTTAGCTTCTTTGTATATATCTTTTATAATTGTGTTTATAGATTCTATATTTTCATCTTCCTCATCTTCCTTATTCTTTTCAGATAAAAATCCCTCATCAATTAATTTACTTTTAGCTATAGATGTTGCTTGTTTAGTTATTCTAGTTAACGCATCTGTTAAATTTTCTTGATTTAATTTAATATCTCCTGCATCAGCAGCATCATATATTTCTTTCAAAGCATCGTTTATATATTTTTTTCTATATTCATTGAATTTATCCCATTCAAAATCATTCATATAAGCATAAGGCTTGCCATCTTTTGATAATCCAACTTTTGGATGTTTTGCATCTACTTCTATTTTATTTTGACTTCTTACTCCTAATCTTGGTGGTTCTACTTTATAATCTTTTAAGCGAGATACTTCAGATGTCGTCATTTCAAGTTTTTTCTTTTCTTGATTTATAAATGCTCCTTTACTGTCAATATAATTATCAAGAATACCATAATCACTTAGCTTACCTGCAAAAGATTTTCCTGCACCTTTTAACACTTCTAATGGGCTAACTACTTTTGTTTGAGGTATAGATGATTCTATTATTTGCATATGCGTATATGCTGCATCCCATGCTGCTTGAGATGACATCTTCCCTTCTTTAACATCATCTGCATATATTTTGGCTATCCCTAATCCCATAAATGTAGTCCACAAGGCAGGTGTATGTTCTATTAATTTAGATGCTGTTTCGCCAAGCCTATCATTACCAAACATTATTTGACCTGGATTTAATTCTCCTTCTTTTAGATATATTTCTTCTTTCTTTTTCTTTTGTCCTTTGTGAGGGAAGACTCCAAATTGAACTAATCCAGTAGTTAATGCAAGACCATAAAGACCAGCACCTAATCCTCCTTTTGTAAATAATCTATATATTTTTGCCGCTTGTTCTGCATCCATTTTAGATATCAATTCGCCAACTCTTGCTTTAAATTCTTTACTATCTAATGTTTTGCTATATCCTTCTTCTATTGCCTTGCCTTTAGCTTTTGCATATTCCCTATAGGCTAATATTGGTGCTCTAAATGCTCCTAATGTATATTCTGTTACAGCTTCATGAATTATATTTACGGGAACTCTTGTTATAGCTACATCTGTCTTAAGCAATGCTTCTAGTGCCTTATCGTATTTACTCCATTCTCCTTTTCCTGCTGTTTTTTCTTTTATTGATTTTATTACATCGTTCCATTTCTTAGTTACCCAATTATCTTGTTGATATTTACCTCTTTCCCAATCTATGTAACTTTCATGTGCTATTTCTAATATTCTGTTTGGGTCTGATATGCTTCCATCTCTTGCAGCACCTTCTAATCTAGCCATAAAGCTTGCTGCATAGCTAAATCTTCCTGAAAATGTTTTAGCAGCACTATGAGAACGACCTATAAACCCTAAAATATAATTTAATTTATCTAATGCGTTGCCATCTTTTATGCTTTCTGTTTCAGTTTTACCAAATTGCCTTTCTATTTCATTTGCTCTATTTACTAATGATTGTAACGCATCTTTTATAGAGCTCCCCCCAATAAATTGATAAACAATATTCCCCATAGCAGCCAACCTCTTATTATCCATATCTTTTTTCAACTTGGATAATGTTTTTTCATCAGCTTTAGCATTTACTGCATCGTAATATTTTTTAGCTGCTTGGTCAAATTCATTGCTTGCTTTTTGAAACTTTTCTTGCATCTTTTTTTCTCCCATCTGTCTGAAATATGCATTAAGTCCAGCTTCAATACTTTTTAAACTTTTACTTTCTCCTCCTTTTAATGCAGCTTCATAATAATTAGGAGCAATGGTTTTAAACAAATTACCTAATATAACTTTTCTTGTTATTTCGGAAGTTGGTCTTATAATAGACATATAAGCAACTTTTGCTAATGTAACAGGATTTCCTATTAATGATGCTATATATGATGACCTAACAAAATCTGCTGCTCTTTGTAACCAATGCTTATTCTTTTCTTCTAATTCTTTTCTTTTTTTATCAAATTCGGATTTAATTTGATTTTTCTCTTTATTTATTTTTATTAGCTCTGCATCTTGTTTTTTAAGCACTATTGGTTCTTCTTTTTCATATTTTTCATTATCTAATCTTCTTTGATAATCCCTTATGCTTTTTTGTGCTTTTTCTTTTTCTTGCTCTAATTTTTTCTTTTGAAGCTCATCTTCTGTTGCTTCTTTTTTGCTTTGTTCTTTTTCTATTTTTAATAAATCTCTTTTTGCTTGATTAAGAGCTTCGTTTAATGATTTTTTTGTAGGTTGTTTAAATTCGCCTTCTTTTAAAAATGCATTTCTTAATGTTTTTCTATCCAAATCGGGAAGAACTTCCTTAAGTTTTGTAGCTGCTTCGTTTAATACTTTACTTTTATCAACTTCCCCAATAAAAGAATTTACATAATCTCTAATAAGACCTTTAGCAACCATTTCATTAGTTACATTTTTTTCGTCTGTTTTGCTTGCTAAATCTTTTATTTTAGATAAAACTTCATCTGTATCAGGTTTTGCTATTTTTATTAAAGCTTTATCTACTAAATCAGAAAACTCTTTTGATTTGTCTACTCCATATTCTTTTAGCACTTTTGCTATGGCTTCAACTTTATCCATTCCATCAGCCATTTTTTCTATAACTTTTGCTAAAGCTTCTTTTGTATTAAAAGATATACCTTTTGCTTCTCCTTCAATAGGAGTTCCAAGTCCAAGCATATCCAGGGTTTTGCTATTCCTTATTTTTTCAGCAAATTTCCTTAGCTTATCTGATGCTTTTTTATCTGTAGCTGATATCTTTTTTTCTTTTAGTTTATTTTCATACTCCTCTTGTAGTTTAGCGACTTCATTATCAAATGCTTCTTTTAGTGATTGCTCACGAATCTCTTGTTCTTTTTTCATCAACTCTTTTTCTTTTTCCCATTGAGATTCTAAAAATTTATTATCAGCATCTGAAAGCTTCTCCATTCCATTAGCTCTCATTAATTGCATTCTCCTTATTTGAAGCCCTGCATTTTCATCCTTGATGCTTTCCGATTGCCTAAATCCAAATGCCCTACCTGCTTCTTGTGTAAATAAAGCTTTGCTTGCATTTAATAAATCATTTTCATAGCTTGTCATTTCAGCTATAGCAGCAAATCTTTCTATATCATTATCTGATTGTAGTTCTTCTTTTGCAGCATTTATTTTGCTTTCTGTTTGCCTTTTAAACTCTTGTATTACAGCTAAATCTTTTGCAGTAGGGTTATAATCTTCTTTTGCATCGTATTTAGCAGCAAGCCTTTCTACTTTAGTTCTTATAGCATCGTTTAATGTTTTCTTTGGAAACTCTTTAGCTACATCTTCTAATGCTTCTTGTTGTATTTTAGTCCAAGGTTTGGATGTTTCTTTTTCAAACATCTCTTTAACTCCTTTTATTTCTTCTAATTTAGCTTTTCTTATTGCAGTCCACTTTTCTTCTTCAGAAGGTGTTTCTATTGGTTTTTCTTCTTTTGGAGGAACGGGAGGTTCTGCCACAGGTTTTTCGGCTTTTGGCACTTCCCCTTGCATTTCCTTTTGCATTGCTTCAAAGTCATTAGTATCTTTATATTTATTATAAATTTCTTCTGCTTTATCTGCGTTTTCTCCAAATGTTTGCTTGAAGTATTTATCTCTTGCTACTTGTGTTTTAGGGGTTTTTTCGAATGGATTTTCAGCAAGGGGAACTTCTACTTCTTTTGTTGGCTTTGCTCCTTCTTCTTGAATAGCCTCTCCACCGATAGCCTCTTTAACGCCTCTTCCCTTTTCTCCTGTGGTAATTTCTTCAGTACTTCCCTTAACTTGTTCTGGATATTCTTGTTCATATTCTTTAATTAATTGGTTGATAAATTCATCGTCTTGCATTAAATCGAAATTCTCATCAGCTTGCTCATTATACCAATCTTCTACTGCTTTTCTTTCTGCTTCATAAGCTGCTTTGTTTTCTTCGATATCTTTTTCGTAAAATCTTTTTACTGCTTCTTCTGGGTCATATTCTAATATAAAATCTTTAGCTATATCTACTCTTTTATTGTAAGAACGCATTTCTTCTATTAATGCATCTTTTATATCTGAATCTGATATTGAATCTTTTAGTTCATCTGGTAGATTATCCCATAGGTCATGAGCTGCTTTGCTTACTGTAAGGGAAGATTTAGAATCCGTAAACTCGCTTTCTCTTGCCTCTTTAGGTATTATTATTTTAGCTTGACCCCTACTTTTTATTAATCCAGTAACCTCATCTGCAAAAGAATCTATAGATACCTTACCCCCTAATGAAAGCCATTTTTTGGCTATTCCCCTTGCATCTGTTGGGTCATCTAATGAATAAACATGATTATATACTTTTTTAGCTTCTGTTCTATTTACTGATGCTTTAGAAAATACTTTTTCTTTTGCAGGTATTTTTTCTTTTGTTTTGGGAAGTTCTGATTTTTCTAGATTGTATTGAGTTTCTAATATTGTAGGGTCTAAAAACTTTTTAGCTAATTCTATATCTGTATTTGACATATACCTTGGTTGTGCCACCATTGGGTTTATATCATTTCCAGTTATTAGCGTTGGATATTTGTTTTTTAATTCAGATAATATTTCAGATTGTTTTCTTTTTATATATTCATTTTTTGTTTCTTCCCCTTGCTTTACTTCTTGTGGCTTTTCTGCCATTTCGCCTTGTCTGCTGGGGACATTTTCTTGAAGTACTCCACCACCGCTAATCTCTTGTGTGCCTCCGCCTTCGATAGGTTTGGCTTTGATAGTGGTTTCCCCTTCTCCGATAACACTTGGTATCCCTGTGATGTTTTGTGTATCATTTTCTTTTGTTTTTGTTGTTTCTTTATTTTGATTTCTCCAATCTTCAAATGATTGATTTGTTTTGCCATCAATCCTATCTTGAACAAATTTGTTTAAACTTTCAATTGTTTGACTTCTAAAATTATATCCTAATTGGCTTAGTTTTGAATGAAAATTTTCTAAGGATTTTGATTTAGAAATAGCATTGTCTATTACCTTATTAGCTAATGATTCGTTTTCATCTGATATTGGAATCATATTTTCATCAAATATGGTAGTATTTATTAGTTCTTGTGGTTTTTCTTTTGTCGTAGGAACGGGAACTTCTTCTACTTTATTTGTAGTAACAGGAGTCCCTAATTCTTCATCTATAGTAGTTTTTCCCCCTTGTTTCTCTAACTTAGAACTCATTTCGTCATCATTCTCTACATATAATTCATCTTTATTGCCTTTTGCTGCTTCGCTATCTAAATAATTGTTAAATGTATCTCTATCTACTTCTTGTTCTCCTATTCTATAAACAGGTTTACCTGCTATTTGATTATGTATATCGTCTGCTGCATTTGTTAATGTTTGAGCTTCTTTTATTTTTTGTTCTTGAAATGCAGGGTCTAAATTTTGAGCTTCTGTTAATATATCATTGGCTTGTTGATGTAAATCATCTCTTTGTTTTATTTTGTCTATTACTTGTGATTTGTTGGGAACATCTACTGGAATTGAGCTATTTATTTTTGTATAATGGTCAATTAAATCAAGTACTCTATTTGCATCGTTTATTGAAACATCTCCTCCTTGTACTTGTTGCGTTACTTCCCTCTTGAGATTATTTATATCATCTATGGTTTTAGCTTCTGATACTTTGTTTTTTATATAATTTTCTGTTTTAGAGAAGGGAATATGAGCTCCTCCTAATATAATACCACCTACACCCATTGATGCAGTTCCTTTTGATATTCTTGACCATGCTTTACCAAAACTAGTTGGTTCAAATACTTGTTGATTCGTTAATCTATTTGTAATATCTTCAGCTAATAAATTTGTTGATTCGTTTAACCCACCAAATAAAGAACCTATAGCACCGCCTTTTAACATTTTTCCTCCAGAAGATACAACTTTTTCCTTTAATGATTTTGCAGCGTTTTGAAGAGCAGCATTATAAGCATCGGCAGTTATTGGCTCTGTGGATTTTTTCAATAATCCATCTAGAGTTTCTACTGCTAATTTGGATGCTACTTTTTCGGTTTGCTTTCCAAATATCTTATCTAATTTTAATTCAGTAAGAAGGGCTGTAGCTGTACCTGTAGTTATTCCAAATATAGATTTAATGCTTTCTGGTAATTTTTTACCAACTTCACTATTGTTTATAGCTTGAATGCCCATATCAGTTCCAGCAGCCAACATTCCTGCTACTCCTAATGGCATTGCTGGTGCAAATTCTGCCAATCCTGATATTGATGATAATAAAAAACTATCATCAAATTTTTTTTGTGATTCTTTTGGTACTGTAGCTTCTGCTAATTTTATCTTTTCTTTTATTTTTGGAACTATCTCATTATTTATGTGATTTTGAAATTCTTGCGAATCAAATCCTTTATCCCCAGTTATTTGTTGTGCAGCATTTATTAATGCAGATGTTGTAGCTGCTTGCGTTTCTAAAGCTCCAGAAGCAACATATCCAACGCCATCTAATATTTTATTATAAAGATGTTTAGCATAATCTGTAGCTGTTCCCAATGCACTCATAAATCCATTTTCATCTTCTTTTCTATCATATTGAGTTATTGATGGTCTTTGGGGAGCTGATGGTTTAACTTCTGCCTTTTTTTGTGGTATAACGGGAAGTAATTGTTCTTCTGCTTTTTTCTTTTCTTGTTCTATAAATCCTTTTGCTGTATATAAAGGAGCTTGTTTTGGAACGGGAGGTTGTGCCACAAGGTTATTTGTAAAATCATTTACATTCCCAAGATTTGCTTCTGTATACCCATCCGATAACAATACAGAATGTATTTTAGCTGCCCCTTCTTTTGTTGATACGTTTTTTATAAAAGATTGTTCATCTCCAAGATTTTGCTTGGTATATCCGTCTTTTAATAAATTATTGTATAATACACTTGCCTTTGATGGAGGTTGTTGTTGTGTTTCTTGTTGCGTTTGCTCTACTTGTTCCCCTTGAATATCTTGTTCTTGAGTTGGCTCAATATTTTCTTCTTGTATTTGCTCTAATTCTTCTGCCATTATATAGAATTATTTTTGCTAAAGATAGCATTTATTATTGTTTAAAAATATTCTTGCTTGTTCCTTTAACTCCCCCTTGTTTTGGAGTTACAGCTTTTTTAACTGTATTCATAGCTCCTTTTGCGGCATTTGCTATTCTTGCTCCCCATCCAGGTTGTGGTGCTTTTTGGCTTTCTGTATTCCATTTTTGTTGATAATTCCAAATGGCATTTCTATCAGTAATTCCTTGTTTTGTTTTTGCCGCTTGTATCACTCCATCTTCTACTACAAAGTTTACTCCTTTACCTATGTCTATGCCTCCTGCTTTCATTATTGTTTTTAAGCTAGTGGGAAGATTTTCTCTAGATACATATATTTCTCCATTATATGGATTCCCTTGACTATCAGAAACATTCCCATTTTCTACTGTATATTGCCCATTTTGAAGTTTTAATGGGGCTGTTTTACCTATTTCGTCTAATACTAATCCTTGTGCTTGTTCCCCTTGACCTCTGCCTGCTCCGCCATAATAATAATTATTGCCTCCTCCTTTTCTTTGAGAAAGTCTTTGTATGTCTTTTTTTACGTTTATTTGTTTTGCTGTTCTGTTTTGATAAAGCAAGTCGTGTAATATGTTTCTTTTTACAAGTTCCGCTTGTGGACTATTTATGTCTATTTCAGTTGATTCAAGGGGAGCTCCTGCCGTAGGTACTTGTTGTTTTTGGTATTCTTTTAAATGTAATTGAGCTTGACCATTTATCCAATCTTCGAAAGGTTTTCCCCCTCGCATCCTCATATCATTATAAATATTCTCTGGAATAACTTTAATAAATTCTCCATTATGTTTTATTGGAGTTCCTGCATCTGTAGCTAATTCATGCATTGGTTCAAATTCTCCTGTTTCTGGATTTAACTGCTCGTATGGTTTATAGGTAACATTTTTTGTGGTGGATATTAGCCTATCGTCTTTCCCCCTTGTAACATCAGTTGCAACATTTTGTATATTTGGGTATTTTGAAAGCATATCAGATACTACTCTTGAATTAACTATAGTTGGAGCATTTTCCCTTACAACATCATCAAGATAACTTGGGTCAAAAGAAACTTCAGATATGTCTTTTTGAGTTCCATCATCATTAAAGTATATTTTATTAAGTGCTTTTTCTTTTAATGTTGGAATATTGTAATAATTTTTATCGTAGTTTTTTAATGATTCGTCTAGATTCTTTTTAATGACTTTTGCTGCTGTTCCGTATTGTGCTAATTTATTTATTTGGGGAAAAAGTGCTGCTGATAGCATAGCATTATTCATCCCTTTATTTTGATTTATAAGATTTATTCCCTCTTGATAAACATCATTAAATCCTTTTACAACTTGAGGGTCTGTTGGAGCTCCAGATAAATAATCTTTTGGGTCAACCATCTTTTGAAGCATAGTTGACATAGTGGCTTTTTCAGCTTTTGCTTCTTCTGCTGCTTTTGCTTCTGCTTTTCTTTTAGCTGCAAATTCTTCCCCTAGCTTATACAAACCTTCAAACTTTTGTTCTGGGGTTACAAATCCTGATAAATCTAATGCCATTATTTATTTAGTTTAATTTATTTTATTATCTTATCCAAGGGTACTTTGGAGTAGTACCATATCCTTGACTTGCCCAATTATTAGGCATCCAAGAGTATGGGTTTTGATATCCATATCCTTGACTCAATACATCGCTTGGTATAACTGTTCCTGGTATATTTTGTGGTGTTTGGGAAAATCCACTACCTGTTGCTTGTACTCTTTGTTGAGGAGTTCCCGTCCCTTTAAATGCCCCTTGAGCTCCTAGCATAGCTACTCCAAATCCTGCATTTGAAATATCTCCAAACATATTTTGTCTATTCTCATTAATAGCTCCTTGTATTTGAGTTTGCATTTGATATCTCCTTAATTCATCTTCATATTTTCTTTGAGCTTCTTGAGCTGATGCTTCTTGAGCTGATGCTAAATTTGCATATCTGCGTTGATAATCTTGAGCTTCCATTTGACCAAGCTGATTAAATGCCTGATTAGCTTGACCTGCTGCTGCTGCTCCAGTCAATAATAATTGATTAGGGTCTGTGGCTGCTCTTTCAGCTCCAGCCATTTGATTTGCTTGTGCTTGATAGATATTTCTTTCTGCTGCTGCTGCTCCAGGAGTTCTAGCATTAAGTAAAGTTTGAGCTAAACCTAATCTTTGAGCATACAAAGGGTTTTCTTTATATTGAGGCATCCTGCTCATTATTCCTCTTAATTCTCTATTAGACCTTGCTCTTCCTATAGCTTTTCCTATACCGCCAGCTAAACCTAAGCCAGCACCGATTATTATTGGCATAATTATATATTTTTAAGCATTAAAATGTTATCTTCAGTTTCCACGATTTCCATATTATTTTTTAATAAGAAATTCAAACATCTTGTATTATTACTATAAATCATTGTAACGAACTCATTTTCAAATAAATCACATATTCCCTTCCACCACAAAGATAATATTTCTTTTGTTCTATATTTTATAGCTATTGCGTAGCTATATAAAATATCTTCAAATAAAACAACATATCCTATATCTTCCCCTTGATAAACAACTCTATACTTATCTACTCCTATTTCTTCTTCTGCATCTACTATTCTTTGAAATGTTTCATTAACACAATCTTCTAAAGTATATTTTTCTTCGCTATCTAAATTTAAGCTATGATATTTCTCTACAAGCTCATTATCATTTTCACAAGATAAATATATTAAATTTTTCAATTCATCTAGTGATATTTCTTCAAATTTTATCATGTTGTATGACCTCTTGATATTTGATAACCAATATTTACAAATTTTAACTCAAGGGGAACATTTGACACGCTAAATTCAAGCATTATCTTCATTGCTACATTTCTAAGCTTTTCCCCTGTTAACAACCCGTTTGTATTATACCCTGTTGCCGTTGGAACTATTTTGTTTCTATAAAGAGTAGAATAAAAAACGCCTTCAAAATCCCTATAATCTATATCTGCTAAATCAGATGTTTGAACATAAGGATAGTTATTGTATAAATATGTAAATGATGGCTTCATATTTGCCTCCACAGATATATTGTTATATACCTTTGGTCTTTGTGGCAATTGATTTGAAATTATCATTATTCTTGATGGATATTGTATTCCATAAAAGTTATTGTACGTATCCGTTTGATTATGGATATACATTCCTCCATTGTAAATAGAATACAATTTGTTTTGAATGCACATAAATGCTTCAGGGTTAAACGAGTATGACCCTTGCCAATGTGCTTGAATGCCTGTATTTTCTAAACAAAAAACTATCGTTTTCCCTACTCCATCATATATATCAAATGGGTTTATTATAGATGGATAGTCGGGAAGATATCCGCTAGGTGGAGTTTGATATATCTTTGGTATTGATATAAGCAATTCCATGTGGCTAGCATCAACTGTTGTAAATATGTATGGTCTAATACCATTTGCAGCCATTTCTTGTTTTCCCTCTGGACTTAAATATCTTTGGAAGAATAGTTTCCAAAATCTTGTCATTTTATAATTAGAAATGGGAAAAAGTCCATTAGAAGAATATTGCACCCAAACGCCCCTATTCGCATCACAGAAGTAAACGCTACCCCTAAACTCTGTAACCGCTTCTGGATTTATTGTGCCAAAACTTCCCTTTAATGTATTAATAGTACTTATTATTTTAGAAGAATCTGCACTAAAAAATTGAACAGCTCCAGTACTATCTGTAATTTGAGTTTCTCCCAAATACATAGAATTGGTTTCATTGGTGCAAATAGAAAGCATTATCGTACCTTCTGCTTGTATTTTAGAAGTAAGCTGAAGCTTGCTTATAGCCCCACAATCTTGAGGTACTGTTGTTTCATTAAATGCTCTAAATGTACTTGTACCGTTAATTTGAGCTCCTGCAACATATGTATCACTCCAAGATATGCTTGTTGTTTTTTGTTGCTGCCCTATTTTTGTTATAAAATTAGTTTTTCCTGCATCCGTATCCCATCTTTTATAATACAAATCATTAGGGCACATTGCATTTGCATTATATGTTATGTTTGAAAAATCTCTAGAAAACACATAAGTATCTCCATTAAAATAATTTGATATTATAGAATAATCCCTATTTGTTGTTCCTGGATTTTGAATTGAATAAATTTCTCCCATTTCATAATATGGTTCTTGTTCGCTTGTTTTATAAGGAGAATATATTTCAAATATAAAATTATGCGTTGGGCTATTTAATGCACCTATATCTTGAGCTTTTAAAATAATATAATTACCATCTTGACCAATAACTGGGATATCCCAAGATGTATTATCATCTTTTATTAAAATGCAAGAATCTCCATCTTGATATTGATAACCAAGTCCAGATTTTACAAGAGATGCTGTATTTATCCCAATACCGTATGTATTAAATGTATTGTATGTAAAATTATCATAATTATATTCTCCTGTGCTATTTTTTGTTACATACCTTGTAGCATTATCTATTCCTTGAATAAAAAATCTGGTTCTCAAGTTTAATGTTCTAACTATAGAATAATATCTCGCCCATGTTGGTATTTCTGATAACCTATTTGTACTATCTAATTGCCATTTTATTCCCCCAATAGCATTTGTATATACATAATTTCTTTGTGGCGTTGTTAGGTCTTGCGTAGAATATTTGTAAATATCAACTATTGCTGCTGTTGGAACTGGTGTTAATGGCACACTTTCTGCAACAAAAACAGAATTGCTATTAATTATACCTGTTATTGTATATGTGCCATCCATAGCAGTTCCACCAGATATTATTAATTGGTCAGAAACATTCATATATTGCGTTATTGCAGCAGAAAATACAATTCTATTTGGTAACGAAAGCAATGTGCTAACATTTGAACTTAAACTATATATTTTTTGATTATTTGTTATTACTCTTGGAACAACGCCACACTTTCTCATTGCATAATCATAAAAAACCACCCCAAATTTATATGTTGATTTTTGAGGGAAGACTTGATATGTATTATTTGAAAGTCCAGTAAGTATTGTAAAATAATCTGTAGCTGGATTTTTAAGTGTATCAAAAAAATTCCACAAAGTACTTCTTCCTGGAGCATATAGTTCCCTAATTTTAGAAACTATATTACTAATAGTGACCCCAAGATAAACTAATGCACTTGCTGCAAAAGAAGATGGGGCAGCTCCTGGTGTAGATGGCAAATTACCATCAAATGATATATTATAATAAGACCCCAACAAAAACCACCCAGTATTCCCATTTATAGTTCCATTTATTAAATATCCATTAAATCCCCATCTGTTTAAAGAATTAAAAAGGATACCATTTCCTGTTGCCCAATAAAATCTATAAATTTGATATTGTTGAGAAGATTGGCTTATTGTTTGAAGATTTGACATTGATACCTGCAAAGACGTAACTCCTGGAGTTGCATAACCTTCAGTATTATTTGCTAAAAAATATCTATTTTTTGCTACTTCATGTGTTTGAGAGTATATTGGGACATTGTCAAAAGGTCTTAATACATCATCTTGTGCAATATTTTCCCCTGTTATATTATTATAGAAATTATAAGATAATGGAGTGCCGTTGTTTTGTGCTGTTATTTGTGCTGCTTCAGATGTTATAGATTTATCCCATGTTTTTATAACTACTGCATCTGTTCCCCCTTGATTAGTACCATCACTTATTCTACATATAAGTTTTACTATTTTGACTGTTTTTGGTATTATTTCAGCTCCATCCATAGTTACATTTATGTAATTATAGTTTTGAGATTGAAAATTTAATTTAGATGAAGGGCTATATGCTCCAACAACAGTAGTTTCTGAATCATAATATTGATATTGAAATGCAAATTCGAAAGAGTTATACTGAATTAAATTATTTAAAAAAATAGAATCGTATGCTTTTGCGATATTTGGAGCAAATGATGGAGGTGGCTTAATCATTGTTATTTCCGAAAAATTTAACGGAAATGAATATGGTTGTGCTGTTGTTGGGAATGATGGATTATTTGCAACTATTCCTGATTCTATATTTATTTTTCTAGGCTCGTTATTTTTCCCATCTACCCAAGATAATATACCATTTGTAATTTTAGCACTATGTATTGGTTCTGAAGTAAAATTTAATCCTCCTGTTACTTGACTTGATAATAATACTGTATAAATAGTATTTGAATTTGTATAACAGCAATCTATTTTATGATTTGTGGAATCATATTTATTATAATAAAAAGTAACGAATCTTTTATTTTCTACATCGTCTGCTGTCCCTATTGCATTGAATACTACTGATGGTTGTGGGGAAGATATAAGTTTTGTACTCCCAATACTTTCTACAGTACCAATAACTCCTTTGTCAGTACTTCCCGTTCTCGCATTTTGCATATTAACCCATGAATTTTGGGAAACTACAAAATCTGCCGAATCAGCATCTAATGTACTATCAGGAGATAAGAAATATTTTTTTTCGTTTTCCATTATTGCTCTTTAAATATTATTTTATCTTCTGTTGTTAAATAATAAGTAATTGAATCATAATTTATTAATGTTGCTCCTGATGGATTAAATGTGACATAATCCCCAACAGTATATAATTCGGAAAGATTATTTACAGCTACAACAAGAGTTGAAATATAGTCAGTATTAGTCAAAACAAGTGCTTGTTTTGGAGGATTTTGTATTAACAAAATCTGACCTTTATTTAATACTAGTAATGGTGCTGCCATAATTATCTTATTTCTCTAAATTTTATTGCTCCATAACAAGATTGAGTCCCACTTATAGAATATGCAATTAAGCTTATTGTTCCCAATAATCTTTGATTGCCAGCAGCATCAAGAGTTATCGGATACCTTGATGCAATAGTTGCATTTGTAACCGTTTTAGAACCGCCTGTTGCTGAAACCCAACCTCCATCTATAATTATAGATGGGTTGCCATTTGCAGTACCTAATACATTATATTCAACACTTGAATATGTTGTATTTACATCTGTAAATGATGTAGTTCCTGTTATAGCTTGACCAACTACAAGTTGCCAATATACTGGCTGATTGCCATTGTTAAATATTTCAGCATCTATATAGGCTACTCTAATTCTATTTGTTATTCCATTAAATGTTGTTTTTGGTCTAAGACTAAGAATGTGCGTTGGAGTAGTAGTAACCGAAATCGCAGCAGTTCCTTGTTGAAAAGAATAACCAAAAGCATTAACATCTTCAACGCCTCCCTCTGAAACAACCGCACAGCATATAAAGTTCATTGTAGTACTAACCGTTCCAGTGCAAGTCATTCCGCATCTTATTGGCAGGTTTGCTGTTTGTATATATGGATATGCTATTAAATTAGCATGATTAAATTCATGTGCATATACTATCATTCCATTTATATCAAATCCAATCCTAATTCTGCCAACATATAATGCTTGAAAATCTAATACTAATATTTGCGTTTTTGTTATATCAAGAGTTATACCACTTACTCCCGTTCCATCTAATTTATCTACATTCCAAGAAGATTGAGTAACGGTTTCATTGCCAGATGAGCTTGCTGAATATACTACAAATTGCTTTGTAGTCCCATTAAGTTGAAATTCAATACCATTTGTACCGTCTGATAATCCTGCAAATTTTAAAACATTTGATACCCCTTCTTTAAAATTAAAACTAATTAATGCACATTGTGATTTTGATGGTTGGTAGGGAAGATATTCATAAGATTGCATGTAAGACTTTCCTCCTGTTGGAGTATTAGCAAATGTCATTAATGCACATCTATTTGTAGTATCGTGTGTTATACTTGCTCCCGTTCCATTTGTTATTTGTTCTAATAATAAAGGGTTTAGATTATAAGTAAATTGAGATGAAAATAAAGTAAGGGGATTACTTATCCTTAATCTACTAAAAGCATCTATGCTTGCAGAATCCCCAAAAATTATATTATTGCCTAAATAATTCATTTGGTCATTTATATATCTGCCATTTCCATACTCTAATGATGAAATCATAATTAATCTATTGAAAAATAATAATCTACAGAACCACTAGCTATTATGTAAATATAATTATTTGGTTTTACTTTTATGGGAATATCTCGTATATATGCTTGCCCAGCAGCTAAACTATATGAAACAGCAGATACAGCAGTTCCACTAGCTCCTAATGTGTCTGTTATATAAACTGTTACAGATACAGATGTGTTTGCTTTGTTTGATATTATATATGACCTTATTGTAGATGGAATATTATATCCAGCTAAATATATAGAACCACTAGTATTTCCCTTTAATACAGGCATAATTAATTTTTAACTGAAGCCATATAGTTTTTCCTAACAATATTTTTAATATCAACAGATGTTAGGTCGTTTAATTTAGCTCTTAATAATCTTTTTTCGCTTAAATAAGTAGCTGCTTCTGGGCTACTTTTTATGGATGCATTTCTAGATGTTTTCCAATCTATATAAGCTTGAATACAGCTAAAAGCTAGCATATCTATTTGAGTAGCATTATCAATACTTTGACCGTCAGATATATACAACAAAACAATGCTATCGGCAGCAAATGTTTCAGTTAATTGTATTTGCCTTCTTTCTTTAATTACTTTATATCCATTTGCTCTTTCTCCTCCACTTGCCCCATAAAATCTTCCAGTAGGTTCTCCATAATCATTAACATTCCAATACCATAACCAGCTTGGATTTATTCCAAATACTGTTTCTTGTTGGTTTTTTGTTCTGTCTTTGTATGGAATGAAATTTCCTGAAGAATCCATTGTTCTCAATGGATTTATGCTGTCATTTTTAGGAACTGGTCTTAAAAAATTACCAGATGAAACACATACAGATATATCGTCAACAAAATCAGATGGCAAATCGACTGCATAATAACTGTTTACGGGAAGATTTACCGTATTTATTACTTTAAGAGTATCTGTTGTTAATTGCCTAATACATGAAGATGCATGAAGCAAATACTCTGCATAATAATGAATAGGATAGCCCTTTTCTAAAAGGCTTCTCCTTACAATCATATCTAAATTTGCGTATGTCATTATGATTCTTCTTGTTGTCTAAGTGGTGTACCCTTATCCTCTTTAGCTGTAGCAGAAACAATTTTATCTGCTGTAGGTTGTGTAATATATAATTTATAAACTTCTTGAACTATTTCCCATTCCATTTCTGGAGGAACGGGAAGTATATCGTAATCTCCATATTTAGAAACATCTAAAATTGCTAATTCTACATTTATATACGTAACCCTAACATTTGAAACTTCTACATAATCTAAAGTAGTTAAATCTTTTGTAAAATAAATATCCAGACCTCTTACTTCATATCCAATTTGACCTAATAGGTCATTAATCATTAATTGTGACCTCAATAAATTAGACTGCCCCATTTGTAATGGAATAAACTCTTTTTCTGGACTATTTGGTAAATAAATAGACCAAACTCCCATGTTTCGTGGTAAGCTTAATGGTTTAATAGGCAGAACAGCTTTACTTTTTCCTATGCCATTTTGCGTAACAATTATATTATCATATTTTGCTATTACAGTACTATTTGGTATAGCTTCTCCTAATTTTAATCCCGTATTAAAATAGTCAATTCTAAGCTTTTGATTGATAACTTGACCTACAGATATTTTTAATTCATTCATGCTTATAGATGAAGCCACACCAGGGTCGCCTCCCTCTATAAGAGAATATGCCTGTTCTGCCAATCTATATATGGTTTGTGCCATTAATTATATTTTATATTATGAACTAAAAACAGCAGATAGCATAGATATGCCCTGACTCATTGTCGTTATAGTTACTCCATTAACCTGCAAACTACCTAATGGTATTTCAAAATAATCTCTTGCTATATTTATTACAAAAACATTTGATACAGTATTTGCATCAAATTTACCAACTGAACCAAAATAAGATTTAGCAAGATTTGTATCTTGTTTAATAGAAACAATATTAGATACTTTTGTGATGTTTGTCATTTTTTATTTTTTATATATTATAACATATTTTGACCCGTATAATTTGCCTGTGTTTTAAGTTCAGCATATTGCATTATATCTTGCTCTCCAATATTTATTCCTATACTTGATAAGGCTTTAACTAAAACTGCATTTTGCCAATTTTCTGGAAACTCTAATTCAATAGAACCAACTGGATTGTAAACTATAATCCTACCACTTATAATTGTATAATTAAATACTGGTTTTTTAGGTCTTCTAAAATAAGTAACAGTTCCCGTATACCCTTGAGCTGGATATAGTCTATAGTATCTTGGAGCAAGAACTTCTCCTATTGGAAATGTAGAACTTATTGGGTCTATTTGTGACATTAGCCTCATAGATATTTCATCCTCATTATACATCTTAACAGAAATATAATTAGTTCTAATAGAATCCGTATATCTTATTTGTAAATCTAATAAATTCATTAAATTGGAGCTAGTGGGAACAACTACTACTCCAGATATTGTATTTGATGGTACAAAATCATAAGTTGCTCTAAATGGAGCTAAAGCATCTTTTATTCTTTGAGATGTAGCATATTGAGCACTTAAATCTTGATATAAACTAAGCTGCCCTCTATCGCATATTTGTTCAAGTTCTGGAATGGTATACCAAGAACCAGTATATTTATTTATCCAAAAATTTAAAAAATCAAATGCTTCTTGTAGGGTCATTTTTATATACTTTAATCAAAAGTAATATTTTTTTTAATCTGAAATAAGTTTACCGAATATTTTATTTTGTGAAATTACGGAAAAATGTTTATTATTGATTTGGTATTTTTGAGCTGTCATTGAATTGAAGTATATTTTATCCCCTTGATTTATATCAATTGAGGCTTCTGTTGTTTTTGGATTTCCAATGTGCATTACTTCTGTTTCTGCTGCTTTTTTGAGTTTTTTTAATGCGGAGGGAAGAACTAATACACTTTCCGAAAATGTGGAAGCCATAACATATCCATTAATCATTTTTATTTCTCCATCTCTTATAACTCCAAAAATCTTTGTTATGTCTGCTAAAAAATATTCCTCTCCCTTATAAAACATTCTGTTTCTATAGATAGGGTCGGCATCTTCTGATGGTATTACAAAATCGTGTATTATACTGTAGCTAAATATGGCTGTATCTCCAATATTTATATCTTTTGTTGAAAATCCCTTATATCCTATTTTATTACTTATAGTTCGAGGAAGACTTACCACTTCGCCTATAATATTAACAAGGTCAACGCTATCTACAGAAGCCCCATTTTGAATAGATGACAACTGAAGGATTTTAGAAATATTACCTATGTATTTTGTTTTTACTTTTACAATTACATTGTTTTCTGGAGATTGTATCATATTTTATATTTTTCGTATTCTTCGCTATTTTTTATTTTTGTGTCTAATAGATAATTAGCCATATCTGCATATATATGTTGAGCTTCTTCAAGTATAAATTTATCTGCTGGCATATATCTTCCCTTTAATGTACCAGCAAATGAAACATATAAATTATATCCAGATATTGGATATTGGGCTACATTAGATTCTATTTTATGGGTTATTTTTCCTATAAAGTGAGGGAAGTCCTTCTGCAATATAAAAAAACCATCCCCTTCAGTGTATATAATATATGGCTTACTCATAAAATATGCTTTTCTTCTAGTATTTTATTGTAATCAACTAATGACTTATTATTCATACTAAATCCAGGTCTTTGTAATGCTGGCATAGGATAGCATAAATAAAAATCTCCTTTATTTGCTTGAGCTGTATCTATATGCAGGTTTTCTGGCGTTTCTAAAAACCTATCGTAATATTTCTCATGTACAATTATACAATGATGTCCTACGTATGAATTTATTTTAGTTATAGGTGCTATATAGTTTATTGTGCAATCAATAAGATAACTTCCTCCCAAGTAAATATCATAATCAGAAGGTTTATTTTCTATAAAATATTTCCATCCTGTTTCACGTGGAAACCAAATATCATGTTCCATTATGCATACCTCTTTTTCCCCTTGCTCCTTAGCTTTTTTTATTATTTCTTTTTGAGATATATTTATTGAGTTAACTACATCACTTGTTAGTATAGGAGATACAAAATTATACTTAGATATTCCTTGAGTTTGCATTTCTTGTATTATCAAGGGGAAAAGCTCGCTTCTCCTATCATCATAAAGTATTTGTGGTATTATATCCATTTAGAAATATCTAGGCTTTCTATTGTTTTTTTAATTCCATCTTTAAGGGAAGTTGAAGCACTCCATCCAAGACTATTTATTTTTGAAACATCTAATTTTTTTTGTTTCATTCCATCTGGCTTAGATAGATTATGATTTATCTTCCATTTATACCCAACCTCATTACATATTATACTTAAAAGCTCATTTAATTCTATATCTTCCCCAGTCCCAATATTCATATGACCATAATCGCTATAATTATTCATTAAAAATATACACGCATCTGCACAATCTTCTGAATATAAAAACTCTCTTTTAACTGTTCCCGTTCCCCATATTTCTATTTCTTCATTTTTACTTTTAGCAGTTATTACTTTTCTTAATAATGCAGGGAGAACATGAGAGTTTTGTAAATCATAATTATCATTAATACCATATAAATTTGTTGGCATAGCTGAAATGAAATCACATTTATATTGCTTTCTATATGCATCACACATTTTTAGTGCTGCTATTTTTGCTACTGCATAATACTCGTTTGTTGGCTCAAGTTCCCCTTGTAATAAATATTCTTCTTTTATTGGCTGTTGGGAAAATCTTGGATATATACAAGAGCTTCCTAGTGCTAATAATTTTTTTACATTATTTTTATAAGAGGCTTCTATTATGTTAGCCTGAATCATTAAATTGTCATAAATAAAACTTGCTGGTTCTGCAACATTTGCTCCTATTCCACCCACTTTCCCTGCACAGATAAATACATATTCTGGCTTCAAATAGTTAATATAATCATTTACTAATTTCTGATTTCTTAAATCTAAATTAGAAGAACTTGCTGTATGTACATTATTATATCCTTGCTTTGTTAATTGCCTAACTAAAGCACTGCCCATAAGCCCATTATGACCAGCAATGTATATTTTTGAATTTTTATCCATTTATTTTCCAATAAACTGTTTTCCAAGGATTCCCCTCGTGATTAGTATGATTAGGTTGAATATATACATTAATGTCATATTTGCTCATTAATTCTTCTGATGGAGGGGAAATCCACACATAATCTTGATGCCAATTATCTGCTATTATAATTCCACTTCTTCCCTTAAAATGATTTAAAGCCCATTCTAAGCATTCATACCTCCAAATTCCATCTACCGAAATAATATCATATTGTTTATCATTTGGTATTAAATCAAAAAACTCTTGCTTTCTTTCTTGAATGCCATCTGGAAGCTCTTTAGAATATATTTTACCATTAATCAATGCATTAGATTCGCAATCTAATTCTGATTGTGTAGTCCATTCTATACTAGCTTCAATAGTATCAACCCATTTTGCATTTTTTCTTAACCAAGCTGTACTTCTTCCCCCTCCAAATTCTAACCAATTTTTATCTTTTGTATCCCATTTTTTTAATTCTTCAAGAAAAGGATGAGTCCACCAAGGCATCACTAATCCATCATAATCTCTTATTTGCCACTCTACTAATTCGCTTGTATTCATTATATTAGTTTTAGATATTCATTTTTATAATCTATCATCCACTGCAAATCATCTTGAGTATATTTTTCTTTAAATAAATTATAAACCTTGTTAAAATTATCTTCATTTGTTAATGGTCTGGGAAAATGAGAATCTATTATTGTATTTATGTCATAATGCCAACCATCTCTATCTGCTCTATGCATAGCAAATTGATTTTGACCATTAGACCTATTATGTAATATTACATTTTCCCCATTTTCATCAAGATATTTTTTTATTAAAAACTGGTCAAGAAACCAATTATTCCCTCTAATATTATCTCCTTCTATTGGGTCTATTAATTCAGAAAGGTGTTCTTGATATGATTTATTTATATTCATAACACTATCCCATTTATGTCCTGGCATAGCTATAAAACACATTGGATATTCATTATTATTTGTAAGGTCTGCTCCAACTACATGAATATTGCCATCATTTAGCGAACTAAACATATTACCAAAAACAGCTAAGTCAGAATCCCCAGTTATAATTGTTTCGTTTTTATCTTCTAATACACAAGACCCAAATAGTCTTGATACTTGGCTATATGTAGGTATTCTTTTTTCTTCACAATCAAATTCATAAAATTTAGCAGAATTGCAATACTTTTTAGATAATTCTATTTTTGGGTTATTCCCATTTGGTACAAAAACAATACAATCTATTCCTATTTTATTCCAAGAATAAACAACAAAAGGCAATGGCATTGCATAAAAATCATGTTCTGTTGCCGATAGTACTGCTTTCATATTAAATACCTCCTATAAAAAATATTAATTCATTTTCATTATACCCCGTTCCCTTATAAGAAACCATATCAAGTCCTTTTTTATTGCTTAATCCAAGACTCCAACAAGCAAGCGATAGGCAGCTTTGGTCTTGCCTATGAAATAAAAATCTTGGGTCTGCACTTTGATTGTCGTGTAGTCTACTTCCCTTACTTAAACCAGCATCCATAAACTCTCTCCATTTATTGTACAAGTTTTTCCCATCTTCATTTTCAAAATTAATTCCAACGCATCCAGAAGCCCATTCTATTATTTTTTCTGCATCATCCCTATTTAATCCTACATAATCTAATGCATTATCATTTACAGATTGAGCTAAATTATATCCACTACTAAAAAAATAATACCCCTGGTCATTTATTAAGTCAAACATTTTCATTGGGTTTTTTACTGCCCAAAATGATGCATCAAGCCATAATATATGCGTATATCCTCTTCTTAAAGCCTCTTCAAATGCAGCTATTTTCATGTAGTAAGGGAAGTCCTCATGCTTATGACTATTTATAGGATATTCATCTTTCCATGTCAATATACCTCCCGCCCATCCTTCAAATAACAAAGACCTCTCAAGCCTTGATACTCCTTGAGCATACCATCCTCCTATTCCTGCACTAATAATAACTGCTTTTTTACCTATGTTTTCCATAATTTATATTATTCCATATCTTTCATTATGTGAACTACTGATATATCTATATTTGTATAATGGCTTATTAATAAAAACTTCTGATGTTAAAATAGCTGTAACAGCTTCGCTAAACACCCTGTCTTCCCCATATCTACTATCTTCAAACCCTATTTTTAATGCTTTTTCTCTTAATATTACAGATTTGGGATTAGCACATCTTATGTGGTCGTATCCGTCTTGGTTTTCAGCCCAAAGTTTATTTCTTATACTAAATATTGAAATTGACTTTTCTCCATTAATATTGCAATCTTCTAAAAAACCTATATGTTCTATTGCAGGATTTTCTTGAAGGGAAGTTACGATACAGTCCAAATAATCTTCTGCAATCCAATCGTCCGAATCTATTCCAACAACATATTTTCCCCTTGCTTTTTCTAATAAATCTTGCCTTTTTTTCCCTATTGACTTTTCTTTATTATCTTCATCTATTATTACTTCAACCGTATTTTCGTATTTGTTTTCTTTTATTTGTCTTTGTATTTCTTCTAACAATGGATAAAATATATTTCTTCTATCTATTGTTGTAGGAAGCATTATTGTTAATAGTGGGGAAGTCATGAATTATTTTAATTTTTCAATATTAAATTGTTCTAAATATTTATCAAGTCCCTCTTCATGTATTTTATGGTATAACTTTTGGTCAACATCCCACCCTATTCTTTGTTGTTCATTAAACATTTCATCTCTTTGAAAATCAGGATAGTTATATGCTGGATTAAAATGTCTATATATTGATAAAGAATTATAAAAATACTTACCTAATTTTTTAGCACAATCTTCAACAAGATTATCACAAAATAAAGAAACAAACTTTGGGTCGTAAATAAATCCAAATGTATCAACCCACTTTCTTCCTGCAATAAATAATGTACTTAAAACTCCATGCGTATCTGGGTCTAAATATGCCATATATCCAGAATAGTCATCACAATTTTGCTTAAAGTCAGATATTATATATTCATCCCAATATGGAACCGTCCATCTCATATCGTCTGAAAAATTAGCTAATATAGTCCAATCTTCAAATCCATTTGGTAAAATATATAAATCCCTATTTATAGCATCTATTTTATTTTTAGATGTGCCATATATTACTTTGCAATTCGGAAATGATTGTATCTTATCTCTCATTTCTTCATTACACATTGACTTATCGTCTATGTCTGCTGTTACTAATACTCTTATTTGCTCTACATTAGAACAAGTAGCATATATGTTTTCAAGCCCAGCTAAAAATTTTTTTGGTCTTCCCCTTGATGCATACTTTACAAGTATTTTTGACATAAATTAATTTTCATCAGTTATAGCCCAAACATCTCCATTTGGAAATCCCATTCCATTTAACCAAAGGCATTTATCTCCATTGTAAATTTGAAGAATCCCTGCTTTATCTGGATACATTACAATATCTCCAATCTTATAAATATTTGAAAGCTCATCTGACACTTCTACAACTTTAGCTCTTGCTAATTCTGTTTCAACTAATTCAATGTTAGTATTAGTTACGTAGTTTTTTGTTTCAAGGGGAAGAACAAGTAATTTACTTCCTACTGGCTTTAGTTTCATTTTTTATTGATTTGAATTTTCACAAATATAATTATATTTTACCCGAATATAAAAGTTTTTTTTCTCCGTTTTTTTCAGAAATTATTTTATAGTATTTTACGGATATGTAATTCATTTCTTTTATTTTTTGTTTTAATATAGAAACACTTTCATCTTCTCCTCTACTTGTTGTAGTAAATTCATAAAAAGGCTTCCCATTTACCTGTAATAAATATTTTGTTTTAGGGAATTTGTTGTATTTTATTAAATATTCTTCATGGCTTAAATCTCTTAACATAATTATTTTTTTTCTTTTTCTTTCATGTGTTTTATTAATTCTTTTAGTAATTTATTTGTTTCTGTATCTAAAACTAAATCATCTTTTAATTGTTTTCTATCTTTTTCAGCTTGCCTATTTCCTGACATTAAAATCATAGGGGTAGCATAAGCTGCCTGAAATGAAAGGAATAAATTTAAAAGAATAAAAGGATACGGGTCAAAACAAACAATATGCTTAAAGTTTAAAATAACCCAAATTGTTAGTATTATTGATTGAATTATTATAAAAATCCAAGACCCAACAAATCCAGTTATTTTATCTGCTAACTTATCTCCAAATTTATTTTTCATTATAATTAATTATTAATTGTCTTATTTTTTCTCCTAATTCTTGGTCATTAGAAGTTTCTTTGCACAAATTAATAATTCCTTGTAATATAATTAAACCATCAACCCAATTAATTTCAATCATTTTGTTTTTTTTAATTGCTCTACAATCATAAATGCATTGCAACCCATAGCTACTAAATGACCATACTCTTGTTCATCAGAATAATTTCCCTTCATTATTTCAATACAATGCCTAAACAATGCTTGTTTTAAACTTTCTACATCAATAGGTTTTTGCCAATTCCCTACAGGATATTTATCTCTATTTAGCTGCATTCTTTCAGCCATTAGCTTTATATAATTAAAATCAATGTCATAGATTAATTTCTTTTCTGTTTCTTTTATTCCTTTTTGCATTTTTACTTTATTTTAGATAACCATTGTTGATAAATATTAGATGCTATTTGAGCAACCATTAATGGTGGCACACTCATTCCTATTAAATAATGTGGTTTTGATTTTACAAAGTTATAATCCAAGGGGAATGAGCCAATTTTACAAACTTCATCTTTGCTTGTATATTTTGGAGCATCAAATAAAACGAGACTATCTTCATGACTTGTTATTGTAGGGCAAACTTTATTTTTATATAAATAGCTTTGAGAAAAAAAACTACGTCTACCTTCTAATCTAAAACAAGATTGTTCCATTGATGTATCTCCATCTTTTTTACCATTCCATATCTTTTTCATATTATTAGAAAGTTCACGACCATTTTCATCTTTAAACTCTCCAAAAAATATTTCTTTTTCATTAAAATTCAATTCAAGTTTAACTGATTGAGTAAACATATCTTTTTGAAATAAAAATGGATTTGCTAAATCTTTTCTTAACCCAATAAAAAAAACTCTTTCTCTACGTTGTGGCACTCCCATTTTAGAAGCATCAAGTAAAAAATGCTGAACATAATAACCAGCTTCATCTAATTGTTTGTAAATCTCAATAACATAGTTTTTAGCATCTCCTAATAATATTCCTTTTACGTTTTCAGCAACTACTACTTTTGGTTGAAGTTTTTTTGCTAAATCTATAAAATCAAAAAACAATGTATCTAAAACTTGTTCTGCTTGTCCTTCTCTAAACTTTTTTTCTTTTCCCCAATCTTTTTCTCTATTTCCTGCCATTGAAAAACTACTACAAGGTGGACTTCCATCAAGTATATCTAATTCATATAATTCTTTTGGCAAATCTTCCCTTAACTTAAATGACTGTATTGGCTCTAAATAAGAGTATTTAGGATTATGATTAGTAATATAACATTCCATCATTTTTGGGTCAATTTCATTGCAACCTATTACATCAAATCCTGCAAGCTTATATCCCATAGAACTACCTCCGCCACAAGCAAAACAACTAAACACTTTACCTTTATCTTTAGTAAATACAATGTCTTTTAAATTCCATTTATAATTAAATTTCATAATTATTTTTTTTCATCTTTAATCATTATTACCTCCTCCCCTCGTATCATAGAATCAAGTAAATCTTCTATAAAAGCTCTTTTTTTGTTATCTAATAAAACAACTTTGTCAGATATTGCATCTATAGATAAAGAATCTTCTAATTCTTTTGCAAGTATTTCTCTATTTTCTTTACTAAGTCTATCTTTAAGATTAGATATAATCCATTGGCATTTTTGAATGTATTGATTGAAAATCATTTTTACATCAAGGGAAGACCCAAGTCTTACATCTTCAAAATATTGTTGAGCTATTGATACGTGATGTAATGCCTTAGCTAAGCTAAATGTGTTGTCTGTAAACTTTTCTGTTTTTTGTGTTTTGTTTTTCATTGTTTATATTTCAGAATTTAATGGTTTCCAATTGCTAGAAGGTTGATTTATAAGTGATGTTTTTTCTAAAAGATGATGGTTTTTAAAATGCATTGTATTCCCTGTAAATTCCATAGCTATATTTCTTGTTGAGCCATGTCTATTCTTTGCTATAGAGCAAATTGCTAATTTCTGAACAGGAAATTGTACATCTCCTATTTCAATAGGGTCTGTCATGTTGTAATATTCTGGTCGCATTAAAAATAAAACACTATCTGCATCTTGTTCTATAGCTCCAGATTCTCTTAGGTCGCTTAGTTGTGGCATTTTATCAGGTCTTGATTCTACTGCTCTACTTAATTGACTTAATGCTATAACTGGTATTTCAAGTTCTTTTGCTATACATTTTAATCCTCTGCTTATATCTGAAACTATTTGTTCTCTGTTTTTCCCCTTGGCATCAACACCACTCATTAACTGAATATAATCTACTATGATATATCCTATGTTATTTTTCTTTTTCAAGAGGGAAGCCCTAGTCCTTATATCTCTAATATTCATACTAGTTTTATCCTCGATAAATATCTTTGAAGAACTAATTTTATCAATAGATTGACCTATCATTTTATCCTCTTCATTTGAGGTCTTCCCGTTCCTTATTCTTTCATGAGGAATACCTGTATCCATAGAAACTAATCTTCTTACAAGCTGAACACCATCCATCTCTAAACTAAACCAAGCACAAGGAATATCTCCAAGAACAGAAGTATTATAAGTTAATGATAACGCACAACTGGTTTTTCCAGCACCTGGTCTAGCAGCAATAATCATCAAATCTGGAGATACTAAACCATTAGTAGCCTTATCTAACTCATCAATTCCCGTCTTAATACCTAACACTCCAGTTTCTTTAACAGTTGCATGCTGTTCTAAAACCTTCATCCCAAAATACTCAATATTTTTTGACAATCCAGCAATAACTCTTTCTTGAGCTTTCTGAATTTTATCATCAGTATTGCTTATCAAATCAAAAACATCAGTTTCGTCATCAAAAGACTTAGAAAAACCTTCATGGCAAATTTTTATCATCTGTCTTTTTAAGTACAATTCTGATAAAATTAAAATGTGACTTTCGATGTTTGCAGAACTAACTACAGAATTTGTGGTTTTTACTACCCCATAACTTCCCCCTGCCTCTTCAAGTTTATTTTGCCTTTTAAGCTCCTCAATTACTGTTATAAGGTCAATCCCTTGGTTGGTGTCATAAAGTGTCTCTATTGCCTTAAAAATAGCCTTATAATCGATTCTGTAAAACATATCCTCGAATAATTTTGACATTGCGAGGTTTAAAGAGTCAGAATTTAACAAAAGAGCTCCAATGATTGCTTCTTCAATTTCTGCTGATTGAGGTGGTATTTTGTCTTTAATCATGATTAGGGGAAGTTATGGACTTGAGTTTTATTTTTACTGGTTGTTGTTGTGGATTGTTTTTCTGTTTTGATTTTTCTTCGATTGTATTCCAAGTAGAAATAAATCTATTGGCTAATGGAATAAAGTTTGTAACTGCTCCCGTATTCGTAACCCATCCTACAGATTCGTATTTTTCAAAAAATGATTTAGCCATTTCTTTTGTTCCTCCACTTCTTTGAAAAACTTCCCAAACTTCTTCTTTAGTTGGAATATTTGGTTTTCTGTTTAAATTAGAATTAAAGTTTGCGTTTTTGCCTATATACTCTTCTTTATTTTCTTTATATTCTTTATCTTCTAGAATTTCTTTAGATGTGTTCAATGATTGTTCATTCATTGTTCGTTCATTGTTCAATGATTGTTCATTCATTGTTCTTTCATTGTTCGTTTGCTGTTCGTTTCTATCATTTTTATTTTGATAATCGTCATATTTACAAATAGTTATGACGGTATATTGGTTGTTCGAATGCAGATTTATTTGACCTAATTCTTCAAATTTTTGTAAAGTTCTATAAATTAGAGAACCATTCAAATTTAACTCTTCTTCAGCCTTAAATCTTCCAAAAATAAATTGACCCCTATCAACCTCTATTGTTGTAGTTCCTCTACCAGAATTTACTGGAATAAAACATTTTTTATAGTTCGCTTTTACTAACATCCATATCCATATTTTTAAATGATTAGGATTTGAAAAACAATAACTATTGAGTATTTCTTTATCTATTTTTATAAATGCCATTTTAGATATTTTTTAACTCGTTATTAATAAAACTTTTTAATTCTCCGCATTCTTCAATTCTAATTTCTTTTCCCATAATAAAATTTAAGGGAAGCCTTTGTTGTTGCTAAAGATTATTAATTTGCTTATAGAAAAGCAGATAAGATAACCCAACAAGGACTTCCCAATATTTTTAAAATAATTTTAAGTTGATACATAATTAACAATCTTTAGCACTACAAAGATAATTAAGTTTTTCAATTATCAAAATTTTTCTTTTGTAGCAGGGAAAATCCAACATTCATGCTCATCTACATTAAAACATCCTTCTTTAACATCATTGCCTTTTGTGTAATATTTTATTAAAACACAAACAGTTGTAGAGCTCATTTCTAACCTATTGCATATTTCTTTATTTGATAACCCTTGATAATGTAGTTCTAATACCTTATCTTTTAGTAGTTCTTTTTTTGTCATTTTTTTTAGTGTTTTGTGTTTTTAAAATTATTTCTTTTTCAATTTTTTCTTCTGAAAGTAAAGATAAAGCGACACCAAATCGAATATTTTTTTCAGATTCGACTATATAACAATTATCATGGTCTGCTATGAATTTTACTTTTTCCCCCTTGACTGCATAAGGCTCTTTTGTTTTAGAATTTAAAACATCTTCAATTAAATAAAATTCATCTACCATAAATTAAAATTGTGATTCAGTAATACTACTATCGCATTCTGCCATTTCTGATGGGTCTTCTATTCCATCTGAAGGATTCCAGTTTATCATTTTACATTAATTTTTTTTCTTTAAAAACTTCTACTATAGCTTCCCCTAGATATCCATCAGCTACATTCCCTGACAAGTAATTTTTTATTGTAACACCACTACATCCTAATACAGAGCCTACTTCCCAGCAAGTAATTGATTCTTTAGTGTTGGGAAGTTTTACCTTTTTTAATTGCTTTGCTAATTCTTTTCTTCGTTCCTTTAAGTTTTCTAAATGATTCATGTTTGTATATTTTTTTACAAATAAAAGAACTATTTATCATTCTGCAAAAAAAATTTAAAATATTTTTGGAAATAACTTCTTGTTTTTTTATTTTTGACTTATGAATATGATACCTAAAAGTAAATTTGGAAATTGTAGTGAATGTGGAGATAGAGATGTTAATGTTGTTAAGAACGGGAAAAACTTATATTGTATCCCATGTAGAAATCAACAAAAAGCAAAGCAATATACAGAAAAGGCACACTTAAAAACAAAACTAAGGAGGCTTATTTGTGATGATGGATTATCTGAAAGGCAATCATTGATTAATGATTTAGATTTTACTTTTTCCCGTTACATAAGAATAAGAGAATCTAATAATAAAGGGATTGCAGAATGTTATACTTGTGGGAAGAAAGACCATTGGAAGTACCTACAATGTGGTCATTATATTAAGCGTTCAGATACATTACTTAGGTGGGATTCTAGAAATGGGAAACCACAATGCCCTAATTGTAATTGCAATATGCATGGCAATATGGAAGAGTATACCAAAAGATTAAATGAAGAACACCCAGGACTTCCCGAACAATTAAGAGAAGAAAGCAGAGAAATATATAAATATAGCAGGGAAGAACTAAAACAACTTCTTATAGATTATAGAGCAAAACTTAAAATAGTAGAATCTAAATTATTGTAATACTTTTCTAATTATAAAATTATTTCTAAACTTTGACTTTCTTACTAAATATCCTTCAGTTCCACTTCCCTTATCTCCAGCGTTTTTTGTTTTTTTATGGGGAACATTTTCTATAAGTTCTTTTAGGTCTTTAGTTTTTATATACCATATTTCATTTGTAGATGTAAAATAGGTAACAAACCAATCTGCTTTAGTTACATATATTCCTGAATCTTTACCTCTGCATTTTGTTTCTATGAAAATATTTCCTGTGTCTGGGAAGAAGTCAGTTTTACACTCATAAGTTATATTATTCCCATTTTGGGAAACCATAAAGTCATAATCGCTATTATCTGTTCTATTTATCAATACAATAGCTCCAAGGGAAATTAAGTCATTTAATACAACTTCTTCCCCCTTGTTTCCAATAATCAAATCCTTATTAAAATCATAATTTGCCATTAGTTATAAAAGAAATACTCATCCTCTATAAAAGTATCAGAGTTTAAATCAAACTCCTCTTCATTTATTTGAACTAGGGTTTTACATCTTGAACACAATCTAAAGCATCCAACATCAAAAGCCCCATCCTTTACATATATGTTTTTAATTAAAGACCAGTCATGAAAATTATATTCACAAAAGCTCCCTTTCATTTCGTTCTTATTTAATAATACAATTTAATCTTTATCTCGGTACTTCCCAAATATATATCCAATACCATACCAAAATAAAAATGCAAAATAAATAAGAATCTTAGCTATCATTTATTAATTTTCTTTATCGCTATCGTAATCAGAGCTAATTATTTTAAGTACAATATATGCAGTAGTACTTAATAAAACAGCTACTATAAGTATAGATGTAAATTTTATCATTGTTTATAGTTTATATGTAAGGTTTATTCTAGCAGTAAAGATACAAAAGACAACTATTCCTGCCATATATATGCGTGTTTTAATGTTTTTATAAAGGGAATATCTAAGTTTCTTATTTTACAAACATGAACATCTATGGTTCTATGAGAAACAACAATATCAGTTCCCCAAACATCTCTTAATAAACTTCCCCTTTCTACTACTTTGTTTTTGTTTTCTATAAAATAATATAGTAGATTAAAAACTCTTTGAGGAACTCTTTTTTCTTTTCCATTTACAAAAATTAAATCTTTTTCTGGGCTTATTAATACTCCATTGCTTTCTAAATCTGGTCTGTGATGGGAAGATGTGCAATTCTTAATAATTCTAACTACCTCTTGTTTGCTAAATGATTTTTTTTCTGAATAGTTAAATTCTCTAATGATGTTTTCTGCTAGTGTCATTTTAGTTTATTAAATTGTCTAAATTAATATTATATTCTTCTGAAGTTATTTCCCATAGCTTAGCATATATTTTATCTACTAATTCGTATGGGTTTTCTTTATATTCTTTTTCGTTTTTTTCTACTTCCCATACAATACCTTTTTTAGTATTATAAAGTATAGTCCATAATGCAGATGCCATATCTGTAGCTTTATGCATTCTACTAAATAACATTGAGTCTTCTTCATTGTCTAAATCAAATTCAAGTGTCGCTTTTGCCATTATTTTTTAATTTTAGATTCTACATATTCCCAAAGGCTTTTTATATCATAGCATATTGGTTTTTTATTATCCCATCCTTTAAGTTCCCCTTGACCATAATTATTTTCATAACAAAACCAACTTATCCAATCATATCCCTCTTTACCATATACTTCTTCAAATAGTTTAGTTATTATACTATGATATTCATCTACAAAGTCTATTAGGTCTATTTTTAACTTATTTGCTTGGTTTATTCTTTTGTCTGATTCTTGAAGGGAAGTAATGATTTCTTTAAATTTTTTATATTCCATTTTTGTTAAATTTATCCCTTATATGGGAATTGACCAAGTATTAGTTTGTCCTTTTTATGACACATTGATAAGTTTAAAAATGGTAGTTTTTATAACCCCCAGAACTACCAAAACTGTGCCCACCAACGATTAGGATGATTTCTTAAGCTGTGCAGGACATGAAGTCCATTCTGAGAGCTGTTCATGTATTTCGTTCCCTGTGCACCAAGGGCTAGTTATCTTAACCTAATTTTTACACATCCTAATAACCTAATTTTAGCCAATTTTTTTAATAATTGTCAAATATTTGCACCCACTTTTAACGCATCGCACCCATTTTTCTCAAAAGTTTACAATATTTGCGACAGATATTTTACACTATTTTAGTTTATACTTCGCCAAAACCTATTTTATTTTGCACTTTTGGCATTATTTAGGTTGTTTAAGTGATTGAAGTTTTATAGTAAATTTCCAATATCTATCAAATAACCAAAGTTGTCCTTTAAAGTCTTTAATTATTTTCATAACTATTTAGGTTGTTTAAGTGATATGATGATTTCTTCAGATGTATAAATAAATAGTTGTTTTTTAGCCATTTCTATTGCTTCCATAACTTGTTCTTCTGTATAGGTGTTTTCTTTTTGTTGGGGAAATTGTGCTAACATATCCATAACCATATTTTCAACTTCAATTAGCCCTTGTTTATACCCACCATAATAAGATGATGACATCATTGGCTTACCTATCTCATTCTTTATCTTATTTCTTAAAATTTCAAGTGGATGTACTTCTACATCATCTTCTATTTTACTTTCTACTATATCTTCAGATAGTTTTCCATATGTAGGGATTCTCATACTTGCTTCTTTGTATAACTGTTTATCCAATCCTTCATCTATTTTTGTTTGTTGTATCATTTCATCTTCATCTTTAAATGGATATAGACCTAAATCCTGCATAAGCATTTGCATTACTCTTTCGTTTGGATTTTCCCATCTCCAATCACAATAAAACCAACACTTGGCTAATAGTTTCGCTAATGTTTCAAGTTTGTCTTTTCTATTTTCTAACTTCTCTACATCATCTTCCCTAACATCATCATTTTTAAAGGTAGCTAATTCACCACCTTTAACATCATAACCTAATTTTGGCACGTCTTCATTACCTAGTTTTGGTACAGTAGGTTTAACTAATTTAGCATAAGAAATAATAGCATCATTAACTCCCCATAATTTGTTTACTATTTCAAACTCCACTTCACCACCATCAGCATCTTCATCTAAGAAATAACATTTTTCATACTCAGGATGTATTTCAATTAGATTTGGAGCACCATTAATACTAGTATATTCTATAAACCAACTATTATTTCTTTTTAATAATATTCCTTTCATGACTTATGTTTAAAGTGTGACAAAATAGTTTCATATGGAGTGAATATCATAAAATACTCTCCACTCTTTAAATATATATGACATTTATCAGGTTGTATATCTGTACAATCATCTTCAGCAACTTCTCTTATAGCAGATACATCATTTAAGTCAAATGCCATATTTACTCTTAAAGCTTCTGATTTACCTAAGATTTCTTCCATCTTGGTATTTACAAGTTCTATTTGGGTTTCTATTATCATGATTTATCTTTTGATTTTACCACCCACCAATCTAAGTCCATGTCATTATGTAGTTTAAAATAATAATGACCACCAGATA